CATGAGCAACAAAGCGAAATTTTTTCACAACATAGAGAAGGCAAAAAGACAACGTTTAAACGATGTTAAAAAGACAAATCATTTAGAGCTGTCAAAATTAAATCAAATTAAAATTGATTCTCCCATTGTACGGGACAGAGTCGGCGCAGTTTTAGAAACATTTTTTATCGACAAAGACACGCACACACACACGGAAGAACTAACCTCTTTATTATGGAGTTATGAAGTCATAGATCAAAGACAGGTTGAAAGACTTGAAGTTTTTCTTAAAAGAATAGGGAAGAGCCTTTGGGATTCTGCCCATGAGTACGATAAAGAGAAATTAAGAGAGCGTTTAAACGTACCGAAGAAAAAAAATAACAGAGGTAATAAAAAATAATTAAGAAATAATTAGGAATTAATAATAAATTAATTATATATTTGTTTTATAATTGATAACAAAAGATAAAAATATCTTAAAGGACAACGAGTAAAAGGTCAGAGTTTCCGAGTTTAAATTATAATTGATCTATCAAATAAATAGTAACAGGGTGTAAAATGGTGGCACCTACTCAAAGACAAATCAAAACACCTGTAATTTAAAATAAATAAAATGACTAAAATTAATTTAAATGATTATCCAAATGTGTTTAAACGCAACACTAAATTTTGGGCTGATTTTCTAAACTACATGGAAAGTTGTATCAATGGCGGAAAGAAAATGAATTTAGCGAAGTACAATTTAATAGTTTCAAAAAGAGATGTCTCCCTTTGGACTAAGTCAAATGTAATACCTCATAGAGGGTGGAAAGTTTCACAAGTAAAAAAATATTTTGGAATTAAAGGAAGTAAGAAAACCTTGCAAGAAAATTTTACTAAAATGTTTGACGAGTATATGTCATTAGAAGCGGAAATGAAAAAGAAAGCAATGACAGGCGATGTCGTTCATATGGATGCATGGTAAAGGTTAAGGGCATGATTCGGATTAGTGATAAACACAAGCACAGAGTAAAGCGTGTTGTAAGCAATGTTTGTTTGTCGTATGTAGGTTCGATTCCTACCATGTCCACTAAAGTAAATTATTAATTATGGTAAATATAAATTTTAGTAAGGAGTCAACAACGCAATTGTTAGACGACAAACAGGCTCAAATTTCTGCATTAAAAAATGACCGAGAAAAAATGATTGATCTATTAAAAAGACTAATCGAGTTTGCTGAAAATCCTAGATATTCTGAAGACGATCAGTCTGCTGAGTTTTTAACTGACGGCGAAATGCTAGATATAGTATTAGATCAATTAAAAAATCTAACCGCGATAAAACATCGTTTAAACGCACCGAAATCATGAATTATTGGCAAGAAGATGCGTGGTGTACGTTACAAACAGAAACAGATGAAGTGTTAGACGTTAATCTTTGGACTGACGACAACACAGGTAAACAATACATAACCTTTTATCCTACATTGAGCAACGATGTATCCAAAGCAAATAAAGTCGTGGCTCATTATAGAGTAATTAAAGAAGAATAATATGTATGAGATAGAAATTAACGACACAATTAAAACAACTTTAATGTTTGTTTACACAGAGACAGATGACCCAGAACACGAAGATTATGTTTTTTGTTTTGAAGAAGTCAGAGATATGATTAAACAACACAATAATTATTTTGACACTAATTATAAAACAATTCAGGAGTTTAATAATAACGAGCCACATAGAAAAATTGTATTAATATGAATGTAAAAGGAACTTATGTCATCATTGACGATATGGGGTGTTATGAAATTGAAGTAGACTATGAGTACTACCACAAAGCCCCCACACATTATGACCCGTTCGAGGACAGGTTAGATATTAAAGAAGTACGTTTAAACGGAGTGGATATGACTAAATTTTATTGGGACTATCTTAACGAAGATATGTTCGATGAAGTTTATCAGTATGCTTATGATAATAGATATGTAAAATATGAGTAGAAAAAAAGAAGTTAAAACAGAGTACAGATACTCTGACTACAGAGGTAGTGAAATTATCTGGTCAACAGAAGACATTGAGGCGATCGCTGAAGAATTAGGGATTACTTATTTAGACTTTGATGACTATGATAAAATTCTGCACGATACATTTAAAAACTATGGTGTAGACATTATGGACTCCTTGCGTGATTGGTTTGTAGCACAGACATGGAATCATGCAAAGGCTTTACAAGTAGAATATAATAAAAAAAATAAAGATGAATAGAGATATAAGAAAAATTATAGTAATGTTAGATAATGTCTATGAAGAAATATTAGATACCTGTACGGAATCTGATGAAAGAGAGGAAGTGCTGAGTAAAATAGACGATGTTCAATATTTAATAGAAGACTTAGATGAGTAAAAAATTTAGAAAACCTAGTAAGTTAGACAGAGTGTTTAAACGACAGGGACGTAACAGAACTCAAGATGTTCTGGGGGCAATCTTTGAAGCCTATACACAATCACAATTAAATCAAATCGATAAAAATTATGAAAAAGAAAAGACAATACCGCAGTAATCAAGGTAGAAGTCCTGAAAAAGAGAAAGAAATTTTCAAGACTTTGAACGTTACAATTAAAGTAATGCTGATCGTCAGCATTATATTATCATTAACTTTTTTAATATCAGGATAATGTATTTCAATAAATCAAAAGTAGAATTAGTAGGATTAATTTTAGAAAAAGATGATGAACTTATTGATCTAAGAAAACAATTAAAATTTTATAAAAAGAAATATCAAGAGTGTAATGAGTGGGGAAGCGGGGAAGAATATATGTCAGGCTCTGTTCCTTTAAAAAAACTTTTACCTGTGCTAGGAATTAATAAAAAATTAAAGTAAATTTACATTCTTATGAAAAATAATGATCCTGAATTAGAAATCGAATATGGAACAGAATTCCTGTTTATATAGTTAGTTGTTTGTTTTAAAGAAGCCGAACCCCCTTGTGAAAGCATGGGGGATTTGGTGGTAGAAATCAAATCTAATTAAATGAAAAGAGAAATTTTTGACTATTACGCTTCGGCTATTGCAAAGCAATTCAACATAACCTTAAAAGAATTGTTTACTCAAACAAAATTAAGTCATATTGTAGATGCCAGACAATTACTTTACCTTCTTTGTATCCAAAGAAATTTTAAAAAAAGTTACATTAAAACTTTCCTAGCTGAAAACGGATATGTAGTTTCACATTCTACTATAAAGTACGGAGTAGAACAGGCTGAAAAGTTAATTGAATCAGACCCTGACTTTGCTACTATGATCAAAAAAATACAAGAGAATGATAATTGAAGACTTAGAATATATTTTTCATCAAGCCCTTCAAGATAATAAAGCTATCGAGACTAAAACAAATAAAGTACATTCTGTTATAGCTAACGGAATTAAAATACAAAAGTTTTCTGATCGTATAGAAATATTAAACATGGGTAAAGGTGGGGATTATTTTAAAGAATGTTCTGCTGAAGAGTATGATTTTTTTTATGAAGACGGATGGCTGATAGGTTGTTATAGAGTTAAACTAAATAACTGCCTTCATAAACTTAAAATTATTGAAGAGAAAATTAAAACTGAAGTCAACACAAGAAAGAATGACAAACATATTCAAAACTTAAAGAGTAGAAGAGAATCAATTCTTAAAAAGTATACAATCAATAAAAATAAATTAAATCAAATCAAATCAAAATATGAGTAAATCTAAATCAGTTTTCGAGACATTGAATAGCATCAATGTTAGCGATAAGATAGAGAAGAAAGGGAATCTATCTTACTTGTCTTGGGCTTGGGCTTGGGCGGAACTAAAAAAACACTACCCTACATCTACCTATACAATCTATGAAAACAATGATGGTTTAAATTATCATCATGATGGAAGGACTGCATGGGTTAAAACAGGAGTTACAATAGACGAAATGGAAAACATTGAGTATCTCCCTGTAATGAATAACAGAAATAAATCAATTCCTGTGGGACAAATAACATCCTTTGATGTTAATTCTTCAATACAAAGAAGTCTTACCAAAGCTATTGCACGACATGGACTTGGCTTATATGTTTATGCGGGTGAAGATCTTCCGCAAGACACTGAACCTGAAAAAACTATAAAACCTAAAAACACAATAACTGAAATTACATTAAACGTTAATGATGATAATTGGGAAAAGGTTATGAGGTTTGTAGCTCACAATAAAACAAAAGGGTTGAAGTATATAGTTGATAAACTAAAAACTAAGTACGACATTAAAGAGGAAATAAAGCAAGAAATAGCGAAACATGTATAGTTTAAACGCTCCCCTTGATGAAGTTGTAGAGCATCTACAGGATGACTCTAAATACTACGGCGAATATGGTAAACAATTTTTATCTAATTCAGATATTAGTAAGTTATTGTACTCTCCTAATGAATTTGGCAAACCTACTCCGAAAACAAAAGAATTAGTGATGGGTTCGTATTTTCATACTGCAATGTTAGAACCTGATAAATTAAAAACATATGAAATTATAGAGGCTTCTAGTAGAAGTACTAAAATTTATAAAGAAAGTGTTCCTGAAGGAGAGTTTTATTTATTACAAAAAGAAGCTGATCAGGTCATGACTTGGGTTGACAAAATGAAATCAAATTTACAAATGTTTGATTATATTTATGCTGAAGGCAATCAGTATGAACGACCCGCGGTTGATAAAATTATGGGAAATTTTTGGAAAGGTAAAGCTGATATACTTACAGACGAATTTATTATTGACATTAAAACCACCACAAAAGTTCATGACTTTAAGTGGAAATGTAATACTTATAATTATGATAGTCAAGCGTACCTTTATCAAAGGTTGTTTAAACGCCAGATGATTTTTTTCGTAATTGATAAGGATACTCTTCAATTAAAAATCTGCGATTGTTCGCCAGAATTTATAGAAAGAGGTAAAGAAAAAGTAGAAAAAGCAACACATGAATTCAATTCTTTTTATGGCGAGAACGCGACAAAGAATCCTGAAAACTTTGTTATTCAGGAAACTCTCTAAGTTATTCTACATAGAGAACACAACACGAAAAGGGGTGATGTGGGTAGATGTTCCAACTACCTGTAAGTCCCGAGAAGAGAAAGACATAATACTCTTCGATGCAATTAATAGATTGGAACAAGAAATAAAAATTATCAATAATGAGTGAACAACAAAAAACGGAGCAACCAATATTCGTTGGAAATGGAGTATCCAAATTTGATGGCAACTTAATAGAGATATCGGTTTGTTTAAACGATGTCGAGCCACACAAGTTTGAGTACAATGGTAAATGGTATACTAAATTAAAGGTTAACAAGAAAAAAGAAGTTGATCAGTACGGAAAAACACATTCTGTTTCTATCAACACATGGAAGCCTGAACCAAAAGACGAATTTTAACAACTCCAATATTAAGAAGGGGAAAGAAAGTTTAAGATTGCACTTCCATCTTTCCCTTTTTTTTTAATTTAAATCAAACATGCAAATAACTATATTTAAAGATATTAAAGAAACTTCTCAGCCTTTTTATAGAAATGTAGAAATAATAATTAAAAGAATTAGAGAAGGTTCATCAAAAGATCTTATTAAAAAAATTAGATCAGAAAGGAATAAAGACAATATAAATAGATTAAAACAAAAACTTCCCGCAATTTGTTTTAGTGGTACATTCAATAAAAGAAACGACAATTCATTAAAAGAACACAGCGGTTTAATTTGTTTAGATTTTGACGGATATCCATCTAACAAAGCAATGTTAATGGAAAAAGAAAAGCTTAGTAAAGACAAATATGTTTATTGTGTTTTTATATCACCAAGCGGAAAAGGTTTAAAAGCTTTAGTTAAAATTCCTGCTGACCCAGAAAATCATAAAAATTACTTCAATAGTTTAGAAGAGTATTTTAATTCAGAATATTTTGATAAAACCTCAAAAAATATATCAAGAGTTTGTTATGAATCTTACGATCCTTTAATACATGTCAATCATAATTCAAATACATGGGATCAAATTTATGAAGAACAATACACTGAGGTTGAAAAGAATGTAGATTTACCAACTATACCTATCACAGATGAAAATAAAATTGTAGATATACTTACTAAGTGGTGGCAAAAAAAATATCCAATGGTTGAGGGACAAAGAAACCATAATGTTTATGTTCTTGCGTCTGCATTCAATGACTTTGGTGTTTCAAAAACTTTAGCCGAGTATGTTTTAAATAGCTACGCTAGTCGAGATTTTAATAAAACAGAAATTAAAAGAACAATAACATCTGCTTATCAGCAAGTTCAGAACTTTGGTACAAAGTATTATGAAGATGAAGAAAAGGTTGATAAAGTTAGAGCTAAATTAAAAAGAGGAGTTCCAAAAAAAGAAATCCGATCTGAATTAGAAGATTCGAAAATTGAGATCGGGGTTATTGATAATGTTATTACTCGAATCGAAGAAGAACAATCGAACTCTAAGTTTTGGACACAATCTGACAAAGGTGTAATAAAAATTGTACACATTTATTTTAAAAATTTTTTAGAAGAACATGGGTTTTATAAGTTTAATCCACAAGGAAGCAAGAATTATGTATTTGTTAAGGTTACTAATAATTTAATTGATCATACATCTGAAAAAGAAATAAAAGATTTTATACTTAATTATTTAATTGATCTAGATGAATTTCAGGCATATAACTACTTTGCCGAAAACACACGGTATTTTAGAGAAGAGTTTCTAACCTTACTATCTTCTATTGATGTTTATTTTATCGAGGATACAAAGACTACAGCGTATCTTTACTTTAATAATTCTGCTGTTAAAATTACATACGACTCTATTACAGCAATAGATTATTTAGATTTAGGTGGTTATGTTTGGAAAGATCATGTAATAGACAGACCCTACATAAAATGTGATTCTACTGATTGTGATTATAAAACATTTATCAATAACATATGCGGTAATGAAGATAGTAGGATTAAATCTATGAAGTCTACAATAGGATATCTTTTACATGCATGGAAAAATTTATCTTACTGCCCTGCAACTATTTTAAACGATGAAGTAATTTCAGATAATCCTGAAGGTGGAACAGGTAAAGGATTGTTTATGAACGCTTTGTCACATATGAAGAAATTAGTTGTGATTGATGGTAAATCTTTTAATTTTGAAAAAAGTTTTGCTTATCAGCTTGTAAGCGCTGACACACAAATACTTTGTTTTGATGATGTTAGCAAGCATTTTAATTTTGAAAGGTTATTTTCTGTGGTGACAGAAGGATTAACTTTAGAAAAGAAAAATAAAGATGCAATTAAAATACCTTTCAGCAAATCTCCTAAAGTGTGTATAACAACAAATTATGCTATAAAAGGTAAAGGGAGTTCGTTTGAAAGAAGAAAATGGGAGCTAGAATTAGCTCAACATTATACGAAAGAGTTTACTCCCTTAAAAGAGTTTGGTAAATTAATGTTTGGCGAATGGAATGAAGATGAATGGTGTAGCTTTGATAACTTTATGATCGAATGTTTGCAAATTTATCTAGATCATGGTTTGATCAGAAGTCAGTTTGTTAATTTAAAAATCAGAAGATTGTCTGCTGAAACATGTCATGAATTTATTGAGTGGTGTGGATTGGTTAAAGGTTTGCCCCCTAACGAAAAGTTAGTAGTAAATAAAAAAATATATAAGCAAGAGTTGTACATGGATTTTATAGAAGACAATCCAGACTTTGCGCCTAAAGCTAAAATGACAGTCTCTAGAATAAAATTTAATAAGTGGCTTATTGCTTATAATCAATTTAAATATGATTGTGATCCTGAAGAAGGTAGAGATACTTCAAGATGGATAAGGTTCAGGCATAAACAAGAATTAGAAGTTAACGGAGAAATAGAATTTTAATATGGAACTTAGAGATTATCAAAAAGAAATTGTTAGATTAAGTGTAAATGTTTTAAAAGAACACAAATTTGTTTATCTTGCTATGGAAGTTAGAACTGGCAAGACACTTACGAGTTTGAGTATAAGTAAGACTCTTGCTGTTTCTAACGTTTTATTTATTACCAAGAAAAAAGCTATATCTAGTATCCAAGATGACTATGATCTTTTAAATCCAGACTTTGATATTACTATTATTAATTACGAATCTCTACATAAAATAGAGTGTTGCCCTTATGATGTTATTATTTGTGATGAGGCTCATGGTATGGGTGCATATCCGAAACCTAGTCGTAGAGCAAAGCTTGTAAAGTCTTTAATAAAATTAAACAAAGATCCTTATGTTATTTTATTATCTGGCACACCAACTCCTGAGTCTTATTCCCAAATGTATCATCAGGTTTTTGCTATTGAAAAGAATCCGTTTAAACAGTATAAAAACTTTTATAAGTTTGCTCATCAGTATGTTAATATTACTCAAAAAAAGATAGGGCCTACAAGTATTAATGATTATAGTGATGGCAAAGAGTCTATCCTTTATGAAATGAAACCATATATGGTGAGCTTCACACAAAAGGAAGCGGGTTTCAAAACTGAAATTACTGAAGAAATACTGACAGTTGCCATGCATGAGTCTACTCACAACATGGTGAAGAAGTTAAAAAAAGAAAGAGTTCTACAAGGACAAATAGAAGTTGTGTTAGCTGACACAGCTGTAAAGCTTATGTCTAAAATCCATCAGCTATATTCAGGAACTGTTAAGTTTGAAAGTGGTAGATCAGGTGTGACTGATTGGGCAAAGGCAAAATTTATAGATGCATATTTTAGTGGTAAAAAAATTGCAATATTCTATAAGTTCAAAAAAGAATTAGAGGCAATAACAGATATATATAAAGATAAGGTCACTACGGATCTAAAAGAATTTAAAGAAACAGACAAGTCAATAGCATTACAGATTGTTTCAGGTAGAGAAGGTATAAGTTTAAAAGAAGCTGAAGCTTTAGTGTATTACAATATTGATTTTAGTGCTACAAGTTATTGGCAGTCAAGAGACAGGATGACTACTAAAGATAGAAAGTATAATAAAATATACTGGGTGTTTGCTGAGAATGGTATCGAACAACAGATATATAAAACTGTTATTAAGAAAAAAGATTATACTTTAAATCATTTTAAAAGAGATCTACTTACATTAAGATAATGACAGAACAACAAATCCAAACCAAAAGAATTAAAGAGTTAGAAGCTGAAGGCTACTATGTTATAAAATTAATTAAGACTAATAAAAATGGGATCCCGGATCTTGTTGCGTTTCCAAAAAACTGTAATGTTTTGTTTTCTGAAATAAAAAAACCAACAGGTAAGGTATCAAAATTACAAGAATATAGATTAAAAGAGTTAGAAAGTTATGGGTTCAGAACAGAAATATATAATGGAAAGTAAAAAACAAGAGCTTGAAGAGGCTATAGAGTATTTTAATAATTATAAAAAAAACCTTATACAGTTTTTAATACATAGCACCGCGTATCCAGGAAATAAAAAAACATGGGGTAGAGTGCGTTTAAACCCTAACGAAATATTAGGTATTCAAAAAGAGATAAGCAGGGTAGATTTGTTTATTTATGATCTTAAATTAATTAAAAATCCTAACATTTCTGTACTTAATTATTTAAATAATAAACATTTAAATTAAATTTACTATCTTTATAAGCATGCAATACGATTATAAAGACATCGAAAAGATCAGTAATTATAAAACCTGGTCTCGTAGAAAAATAGTTGATGCACTACTTTCTATTGATTCAGATATGTATACTCAACTAGGTTTGGAATCCACTCCAAAAGAAATTAAACAAACTAAAATTAAATCTAAAAACATTTACAAAACCATAAGCAAGGTAAATCCCAGGTTAGGTAAATTGTTTTTACAAGCAATGGATAATTAAATAAAAAACTATGGCACAAGGTGTAATTGAAAACGAAATTTTTGAACATTATAGACTTGAAGAAAAAAAAGTTGTTGATGCGAAGAAACTTCTCAAAGAAAAAGGTTATATTACAATAAAAAAGAAAATATAGCCAATGGCTCATAAGATTTCAGTTGATGATGTAAATGCAATTAAGCACATTAATTATGTGACTAACAACTCTCACGACCTCGTAACTGAACTCTATGAAGACCTTATGGAGCGTGATCATAACCAAGCAAAGATCAAAGCCCAGAACATCTGTCAAATCATGACAGAGTTAATTCACTCTTTATCAGATGAAGTCTAGGAAAGCTGAAGGCCCACGCCTTAGGTTGTCTATGGAAGAAGTAGACATGATAAGGGAGTTAAGAGCTAATAAGATAGATAACCTTAACGACAATTCTGCTCTAACCGATCATTTAAAAGAAAGAGGTATAGACAAGGATGATGTTATTAGTGTTAAACATTGGCAAAGCGCTAGCGGTGAGTATCGTTTTTCAATTGTAACTAAAGAGAATTTAGGTATAAAAGAGAAAGATATATTTGATAAGGTAAATAAGTTTGTAGAAAATTATTCACCGACCTATACTCCAATAAAAAGAAAACGTCAGGTGGATCCACATCTGCTTGTAATTAATCCTGCTGATATTCATATTGGTAAGTATGCTAAATCATTAGAGACTGGAGAAGAATATAATTCTGAAATAGCAGTCAAAAGAGTTATGGATGGGTTATATGGATTGGTAGAAAAGTCACAAGGATTTGAAATAGAAAGAGTATTGTTTTGTATTGGTAATGATGTATTACATATTGATAATGTTTATGCTACTACTACAAAAGGAACACACCAAGACACTGATGGTAAATGGTGGGAACATTATGAGCTTGCTTTAGCTTTGTATGTAGAGTGTATTGAAACGCTTCGTCAAATAGCTCCAGTAGATGTAGTTCATAGTATGAGTAACCACGATTATCAATCAGGGTTTCATTTAGCGCACACACTTCAAGCTTGGTTTAGAAAAGCTAAAGACGTTACATTTGATGTTAGTGTGGCGCACAGAAAGTATTATCAGTACGGCACTTCTTTAATAGGTATCGAGCATGGTGATGGTGCTAAGATGGATAACCTTCCGTTGCTTATGGCGCAAGAACAACCTGCAATGTGGGCTAATACTAAGACTAGATATTGGTATCTACATCATTTGCATCATAAAGTAAAATATAAATGGAGAGACGCTAAGGACTTCATAGGAGTCACTGTAGAGTACATGAGGTCTCCTTCGGGTACTGATAGCTGGCACGCAAGAAAAGGCTATACAGGCGCTCCTAAGGCTTGTGAGGGCTTTATACACCATAAAGAACTAGGCCAGGTGGCTAGACTCACTCATTTCTTCTAATCTCATCATTAGTTTTTTTGAATGCAACAAATCAGCACATTTCTCATACTCCTCTAAGTCTTCAAAGTATTCAATTAACTCATCAAACACCTCTTCATAATCATCTATAATATCTTTAGTAGGATCAAATATTAAAGTAACTTTTATGTCACGATTTAATAATTGCTCGTACCCAACTTTGTTAGTTATTACATAATAACTTTGTAGCATAAAAGTATGTTCATCGAAATGTTTCATAAGCCTAGATCTTTTTCAGTTTGAGATTTTTTCTTTTTATCAGGTCTAAATTCACTCGGCATTTCTTTTAAAGGAATATATGCCGCTTGAACTATAGCATTAATTTCTTTTTTACTAAAATTAATCTTTCTTCCCCTAAGTGTTCTTTCTATTTTTTCTGGATCTACCCCTAAAAGCAAAGCGGCTCTAATTTGTTCGTATGCATACAAAAAACTTTCTCTTCTTTGCTTGTTTGTTTTTTCATACAACTTAATTAAATCAGCAACTCCCTCCTCTGTAATTTCGTTTTTTCTTATAAAATTTCTAACATCATTATAATATTCTTTTTCTGCACTCATTTGAGCTTCTCTTTCTGGCTGTAAATTAAAATACAATTGTCTTGAAACATCAACATCATAATCTCTTTTACCCAAGAGTTTTCCTATTTTAGATTCTGTAAGATTTCTTCCAGACAAGAAACCTTTTCCAAAAGCATCTTCAAGTTGCAACACTGCTCCTGGCAGTATAGCTCTTCTTACAAAAGGAACTAAAAAGTCATCAGTAAAGTCACCAGCTTTTCCTTTAGATTTTTTATTTTCCAAAGCATCTACATAAGCTTGAACAACAAAATCAGGACTAGCAAATGTTCTTACTTGCTCAACAGCTAACCCTTCTAGCGCATCTTTCCAATTTTTTGACTGTAACAAAACGCTAATATTAGCTTCTAACAATTGATGCGGATCAAATGTTGATGCGTCTGTAAATTTTAGTCTACCATCTTCAGCTTGAGTTATAATTAGTTTTTGATTTTTTTGCCAATCATAAACAAAATTTCTAATCGCCAGTTCCTTAGCTGATAGTTGACCGAAAGTTTGCGCCTCCTCTTCTTCAGGCTCTTCACCTTTAAATCCTAAACCAAATAAAGGTAAGAATCCTCCTAACACTTTACCGCCTAGTGCAGTGGCAGTGGTATAAAACGCACCATCTCTAAAACCTATATACGACATTATATTAGTTATTTTTCTAATACCTTCTTTTCTTAATCGTTCTCCTTTTGCTTTATCTGATTTATCTTTAATAAGTTTATTACCTTCTACTATCATATTATAAGCGTTACCCACAGTATTGTAAGCTGTTCTATAAGATTCCGCTTGAAAAGAAATAAAGTTACCAGCTAATGGAAATGTTTTAAAAAATCTAGCTAACCCTGGTATTCTTGAATAATTTGGATATTGGTTTTTTACCATTTCTGCCGCTTTTTCTTGAACTTCTTTTAACTCATTTTCATTTAAATCCTTTACTTCTTTATTAAACAAAACTTTAGATAAGCTTTTTGACTCTTGCTCATAACCCATAATTTTCCAAAAGTCATCTCCTATTCTATAGCTTTTTGCAGCTTTTTTATATAACTTCCCGCCAGTCTTACTCCATAAAAAACTAACCAAATTTTTTCTATAACTAGGCTCTTGTGACAATCTTTCAAACATGTCTCGTTCGTTATCAGCCTCATTTAATAAATCTTGTAATTCTCTTACATCTACATTCTGATCAATTATACCTAACTTATAATATTCTTCTAACGTTTTAGCTTGCTCTTCACTACTTTTATTATTCCATATAGCTTTTATACCCTTAGCGGCTTTTACATAACTACCAAAATTTAACTCTCCATTTACAATAGATATAGGAAGATGTCCGTTAGCAATTGCAAAGTTTACGTTTGATAAAACGTTTATTAATTGAGTTGAAGGAGATAATATTGTTTTAGCAGCTCTTGGATATGCTACTAAAGCTTTCATATAAAAATCATAGATTCCTCTAGCTATTTTAGATTTAGTATCTTTACCTTCAGGTCTTGGAATTAAAGCTGATTTTTTTGGAAACAATGAATTCGCAATATCCGGATAGGTATACAACCCGTCTAAAGGAGAATAATTTTCATTATCTTTTGATGATATTCTATCCAACCCTTTTCGGTTAGGATCATTTTTGCTAAATATATATTTACCAATTCCATTTTCATAAACTGATTGTAAGAAATTAGCACTACTTAAAACTGAACCTACCTTAGTCATTGTTGTTAAGTAATTCGCTACGGGATCCGTAATCTCCCCATAAAGTTTTCTTATTGGTTCAGGAACTTCTTTTCTTTGTTTTAAAACTTTTAAATCCTTTCCACCACCTGTATATAAATTTAAAAAATCTGTAGCCGAGGTTGGCTCTGCTAACAGGTCGTCTATTCTAGATTCTACCATTCTATTTAAAGTGTCTTCAAATTTTTCATTAGTCTTTTTAGACTCAGCTTCTACTTCTTTTATAAATTCCTTATCTTTCTTTATAAAATCTCTAGCTTCTTCTAAAACTTCTTGATCTAAAGTTTCTTTAAATTTATCACCTTTAACCTTTCCTTCAAATAATCTGTAAGACCTCGTCACATATTTACCTAATTGACTTTTTATTGTTTCTTTTGCACCTTCTTTAGCTAAATTAGGGGTTTCTAAAACTTGCTGAGACATAGTGTCAATATCTGTTCTCATTTTCGAAACTACTTTTGCAAGTTGTTCGCTTATGTTTTTTATTTCTCCCTTTTTATTTTTAAATACAATATCCTTAGCATCCATTTCACCTCTAAGCACCTTACCTAAATCTTCGTTTAATTTTTCTAAAGCTGCTTGATCTAGTTTTTTAGATTTTTTTAATTTTTCAAATAATCTGTTAAATTCTGTTGCAGTTTTTTCCGCTCTGAATACTATAGCATTATATTGATCACTCTTAGTTTCTTTAGCTTTGAATATACTTTTAGGAATATTACCAGCAGCTTGAAAAGCTTTTTTAGTGTAACTGTTTATAAAATTTACTGCCTTTGCTATTTTAGGGTTTTTCTTTGAATCTATATTTACTTTTAATCCTTTAAATATTTTAGATAAAATAGGTACAGTAATTTCTGCGTCTCCATCAAGAGAAGTATAACCTTCTTCTCTCTGTGCTTCTTTTACTTCTTGTTCACTTAACCTAGTATCTCTATCTAACTTTTCGTTTTCTGTTAACTCTACTTCCTCTTCGGTCTTCGTTTCAGTCTCAGTTTCGGTTTTGGCTTTACTCTCTCCGGTAAGTTCGGAGTCGAGTACAGGCGACTCCACCTCTTTGCTACTGTCGGTAGATTTTTCATCATCCACCTTCTTTGGGCTTGGCTCTTGAATGGCATCTTTATCTGTTTTAAGTTTGTCTTGGGTTTCTTTTTTATCTCTATTTACTACTTCGTTTATTTGTTGATCAACATCTTCAATCTTTTTATCTACATCTTCTTTTAATGGGCCTTCTAAACCTTCTCTTTGAGATATTAACTGTTGTCTTTGTTGCAATAAGTCAGAAGTCTCTAACATATTATTACTATTGGTAATTGTACCTTTAGTTCTTAGTTCAGCAGCTTGCATGTCATAAACTTCCTGATAAACATTTTGTCCCTCTTGTGCTGTTATCTCTCCATTTTTTACAAGCTGATCTATAGTGCCTTGAAGATCGTTTATATTTGTACCAACGTACCTTAAAGCATCTAGTCTAGTATTTTTGTTTATTAAGGTTTTACTACCTAATGTACCTGTGGCTCCTAATGTTAGTATTACTGTTTCTAAAATCTCTGCTTTAGATACTTCAGCGCTTCTTACCTCTCTGCCAATATTATAATTTACAGCCGCGTTTACAGCTTTAGTTGAAAATAAAACAGGAAGCTCTTCAATTAAAGTTTCCCTACTCATTTCTATTCCCAAATCTTTTAACTTTCTTTTTAATTCATCTTTGCTATATTTAGCTCCGTCTTTCTTTACTATGTTAATTACCTGCTGTTTAAACCCTGCTAAATTTGACAATACTTTTTGATTCCCGCCAGCTAATCCTGAAAACAATCCATCTAAAGATGCAATAGCATTACCAGCCATAATAGCTTTATCCATAGCTTCTTTTTCTGTTAAACCAGCGGCCATTAAATCAGATCTCATACTTTCAACTTCAGCCGCCATAGAACTTCCGTAAGATGCCAATCCCATTCCTACACCAGGAGATACACCTAGGGTTTTACTTAACCCTTTACCTCCTCTAATTAAACCATATAAGTTTGCTAGAGTTGTGAAACCAGAGGATATAACTCCTCCTCCATCAAAAAATGTTTCTGTATTTGAAACCTTTTCTGAACGTTCTTGCACCTCTTTGATTAGCTCATCAGAAATTATTCCATTCATATTAACATGAGACTTACGATCTAACACTGCGCCGTCAGTTGTAACTATATATTCTTTTCCGTTTACCGTTACTGCCTTACCGTCTATGATACCGCTTCTTTGTACGGGATCTACAAACTGTTCAAAACTTTCTTGTCCATCTAAAAACCTTTCTGTTAATCCAGCCAACAAACCTTTTTGATCAAACCCTACAGCTGATAAAGCCTGATCAGCTCCTGAAGTAATAAAAGCTAAACTACCCATTGCAAAATCTGATAAAGCTACAGGTATGGTTTTTAAAACATTACCTACCTCAGTCGTTACTTCTCCAACATTGTCTCCTGAATGCGCAGCATCATAAACATTTTTTCTACGCTCTAAATCTCTGTCTTGTGTATACTCTTTTAAAGTTGGAAATAAATTTGCTAATCCATTTAATTGTTGTAGCTCTTCTATGTACTTAGACTCTAGTTGTCCTTTTATGTTTTGAAGTTGTAATTTATCTACTGGATCTGTAGCTAGTTCTAATTTGGTATTAACTAAATTAATATCATCATTTAATTTACCTAACACAGATGCTTTATAACTTGCAATCTTTTCAAAATCTCTTTGTTCTTTATTAAACGCTTCAGTTTTATCTGTGGTTAAAAGGTTTTTTACCCACTTAAAAGTTTTACTTTCTTCTCTAGTAGTCTCTTCTTCCCACGCTTTGTAATCATTAGGATCTATTTTTACTCTATCTAGTAACGTTTCCGTTACATCAGTTTCATATCCTTCTGTAGCTTCTCTTTGTTCTTTTGGTTTTAAAATAGCGGAATCAAAATCTATTTGAGTTTTGTCATTACCTTTATCTACTAAGTAAGTAGCGTAATATCCATCTACAAACTCTTCTTCTGAGCCAAGAAAATCACCCCCTTGTCCAGTAGAAGGGTTTCCAAATCGAGCTTGTCTATATAAAGCATCGATGTTTACGTTTTGAGAAATTAAGAATTGTTTTTTTTCGTCAGTAGTTTTTCCTTCTTCTTCTTCTGTTACAACTACATTTTCAGTTTCAGTTTCTAAAACCTCAGGTATTTCCTCAGGTATTTCCTCTTCTGTTACTTCTGAACCAACCAAGGAACCATCTTGTTCTTCCTCGTTCGTACCGAATACCAAATCCTTTTCCAGAACAGATAAGTCGGATTCGTCTTTTTTTTTTAACCCTACATTAGAGCTCCAAGTATCAATATCACTATCTGTGAAATTATTTTCAAGCAGATATCCATGAACATTTTTTTGTATATCTTCACTGCCCGCAAAATTTGACTTCCAAGTTTCAAAGTCACTTGTAGTCATTCCATCCTGGGTAAGTTGATTCCAAATGTTTTGTAATATTTCTTCGTTCATTATTTATTTTTTATCCCATACTTCCTGAGCCAGCACTCGGGTTGTTAGCATTGTTAATTTTAGCTTCAATTACATTCATTAATCTTGCTCCATCATTTCCTATTCCCTCTTTTGAAATTCCTAAATCAATCGGTTTTGATTGATATATAACTTCTAACTTACCGTCTGGTCTAACATTAAATTCAAACGCTTTTCCTCTTAACCTAGGTTTAAACGCAGCGTTTACCATGTTAGTAATTTGAGACCACTTGTATTGATCAAGTTTTTTATCAGCTTCACTTTCTTTTTCAGCATTTTGTTCTTCTTTAGCTTTTGTTAATTCTTGCAATGCAACTATACCTCCTTCATCATCTTTAAAGTCTTCTTTTAGTATATTACTTATGGCTTGTGATGCAGGATAACTACTTTTACCTAAAGGTACTTCAATATTTCCTGATTCTTTTAATACACTAGCTTTTCTTTCATAGTTTTCTATACCTCTAAATTCATTGAATTTGTTTCCTTTCTTTTTAAATGCCTCTTTAAATTCTGTTAAATCTTGAGCATCAATACCAGATTTTATTACCATCTCCATAACAATCTCTTCACCTGATTTTACGTTTCCTTTTTCATCTTTAATCCTGATTTTTCCATCAACCATTTCTTTTCTTTGAGGATCGTAGTATTGTACAATTATACTGTCTGCATTTTGGTAATCAGCCTTTTCAACATTCTCACCCTTTGAATCTACCATTTGTATAGATTGAATATTGTCGTAAGTGCTATCTGTATCAATAGTATTTAAAGCATCCTGACTTCTTTCAGGATCAAATATTTTATTGAAAGCATCAACTCTTCCTGACTTAGAAGCTAGATCTTTTTTTATTCTATCAGTCCTGTCTTGATTATTAAAGCCTTGAGTTTCATCTTCTTTTCTTGTAAGTTGACTATCTATTAAATCACCTACTATTTTCTTAGCTTCATCCTGTTGTTCTTTAGTAAGTTCTGGTACAGGTTTATCTCCAGACATGTCTATTTTTATAAAGTTTTCTTTAGTTACAGTTGGATCTTTTTCTTGCGCTTCTTCAAGAGTTCTACCTAAAACATAACCTTGTTGAGTCAATATCTGAGTCATGTGATAATCATTACTTGTCAGTTTGTCAATACTTGCTTGTTTCCATTTAGGATAACTAGGCGCAGTGGTAAAATCTTCAATAGTTTCAACAACACCATTGGCTTTTCTGTTAGCTATAATGTGTTGACCTATAAACTCTACTTCTTTATTAACTAACTCTGCGGTATCTCTTTTCTTTTCATCAAAATTCATTCTTGAATTTATACTTGCAGGATTACCAAAAGCACCAGGGTTTTTTAAAGCATCTGGCATTATAGTATAATTACCATTTTTATCTTTTCCCATACTAACAACTTGTATTTGGCCGTTAGCTGGGTTAGTCATTATAGTTTTATCTTTTAAATTTCCAAACGAAGCAATGTCTGCGGCTGTAAAAGCGTCTAGTTCAGACTGAGTACCTGCTTCTAATGCATCCATTTTGGCTGTATTCCATTTGTCCCAGTTCTTTACTATATTACCAAACTCTGAATAACCATTTTTTTGTGACTGTAAAAACAAAGAATAATCTTTTGGTTTTCTTAAACCTCTTTTTACTAAAGCAGCTTCTCTTAATAAATATTGTTTTGAATTATCACTACCCTCCAAAACAATTCTATTTAAAGACCTGTCATTTACATCAGGTAGTTTATTTAATTGATCCATCTGATCTTGAGTCGCTTTATCTATAGCGTCTCTCTCAGCTACTTTTAAATCTCTTAAATTTTTTAATTGAGTACTAATAGTGTTTGCTACCGTACCCCAATTAATTTGTGGATCACTATCTAAACCTTGATATACTGAATATTTATTTCCTTTTTCTGCCATAACGTTTTTTTACTGTCCTAAATATACTGGTGCTGATATTCCTACGCCTGATGAAACAGGAGCAAGTCCAGCTGGCTGGATAGCATTGACAGTAGGAGTTACTATTCTATTAATAAAGTCAAAATCAAATTGTTCGTTTTTTATTTGTTCCATTATAACTTGTAGTTCTGAACCACTCATACTTTCTAAATTAGGTATTTGTGATAACCTATCAATAATAGCACTATCATCTAATCCTTGTAAATTTAATTTTGATTTGTCAGCTGCGGTAATTGAACCTAACAATTTGCCAGCTCTTCTATCCGCTTTGCTTTTACTGAATGCTGGAACTAAATCAGATGCCGCTCCTGCTACCGCACCAAGACCCTCTACTGCTTGTTGCATACCTTGGCTTTCTAAACGTCTTTGATCTCTAGCTCTAGCTGACTGATCAGCTGCTGCACCTACATTTATATCTATTAATTGCTGATTAACATTTTGCTTTGCATCAGCTTTCATTTTATTGTTTTGATATAAAGCTTCACCCATAGCAATACGAGTTTTTTCACCTTGATCAGCAGCCAAAGCGCCAACCCTACCTACACCAGAAGCGACTGCTCTCGCATCTCCTTCTTGTAGAGCTTGAAGACTTTGTTGTTGTTGTTGTAATTGTTCTTCAAATTGTTTGTTAAAAGCATCTAAAGGAACATTTAGTCCTTCATAAAAGTTTCTTTCAGCTTTTCTTTCAGCCTCTTTCATTAAGAGCTTTGATTCTCTTTCAGCTTTTGCAGCTGCTCTTCTTGCTTTAGCTGCGTTACCTATACCAATACCCACAGATCCTAGACCTATGGCTGCTGATGTTATTCCTAATGCTAATCCTGACATAATAATTTTTTTTTATTAATTACCAATTGAGGTAAATCTTTATAATTTAAAGTGTACACATCTTTTTGTGCTTCCTTTATTTCGGTTTTATCAGTGCGATAAACACACACCCATTTACAATCTTCATGCATGTACGCTACTCTTTGCGTTCCTATCTCTGTCATCACTTTCATAGGAGCTTTTATTCTTTTTACTTCTCCTGCATCTGTTAAGATTGACATCTCGCCTTCTAAAAAAAAAGAAGGATGGTTTTGCTTATGTATAAAACTCACTACCAAAGAACCTTTAGGCATAAATATTTCTCTAGTATATAAACCATCTTTTAAATCATGCTTTACTGGAAACACTTCATCCATAGCGTCTGTACTATGTTCTACTGCTCCATCCACTTGACTTAATTGGTTTCTAAAAGTTTCAATATTTTCCCACAACAAACCTCTGTTCATATGAACATAATTTAACAAAAGTTCTGGAGAATCTTTTTTTGTAAAAAATTTTCTCACTACTTTTTTTAAACTATTAATTAAGTTCATTAGTTAACAAAGATAACAAATTCTAAGGATAACTTTTCATGATGTCGCTACCTACTGAGAATAGTTCTACCGGTGTTGTTTTATCATTAGTAAGTGTAAACTCCATGTAATAACCTAACACACCATGTGATTCAGCAACACTGTTTTTATACGATAAAATAAAGTCACCTTGTACAGGGATATACGCCCCTTGTGCGGATGCGTCTACAGTAATCGTAGTAGCCGTCATTGCTGTAACATACCCTACCAACTCTGGCGTGGTCTTTGCATAGATGGCATCTCCTATACTTAGTATACTTCCAAACGGTTCTGTAAATGTTATAACTGTTGCGTTTGCAGGGCCAGCAACTGTTGTAGCTGAGCCTAATCCATTTGCTGATCTAAGCTTCCAGTTTACTGTATCTGACTTACTTCTAATAAATGTAAACCACTCTCCTTCTTTTTGCTCAAAGTAAGTATCCAGCATAGATCCAGAATTAAGATCTGTTTTAATATTAGTAGCCGTCCAACTTGAGTCACTTTCTAATGACATCGTTTTAAATAATTTTATATCTAAAGTAGGCTTAGGATTAAACACTCCTGTAATAGAAGACGTTCCTTGAATACCATAATAGTTGTTTCTAATAGGGTTTGTATTGTGTCTGTATAAATTACCGCCTTTAAAAGAATAAAAATAACTATTCATCCCAATCATATAGTCAGGATAGTAAGTATAGAAAGATGGCCAACCTTGGCTGTCATTGTTATACGATAATGTCTGTAATGTTTCTATAGCCATAATTTTTATTTTAACAATCCACTACTGATTGTACCACACCGCTTGCGTTTACATTATACTTCTGATCGCCACCAACACCACCACTTGTTCTATACCATCCACTAGACAATGTTGTCGTCCCTGAACTATTAGTGTAACAAGTATCACCAGTTACTGGGTTAGATCCAGATACACCATCATGATAATAGGTAGTATTAACAGTTTCAAAACACGCATTCGGTGATGTTGTTGATGTTTGTGATGAACTGTATGAATTATAAGTTGAAGGACAACTTGTAACAGCTGACACTGTACCAGTATTACTTGATATCTGCATATAAGTTCCATTACCAGTTGTAGATATTTTATAAAATCCATTAGCTAAAAGAGTTGGAGAAGTACCTTCACCTCCAGTTGCCATGCAGGAGTTATCATAACACACATCGTTTACTGCAGGCAATGAACCTGAACCATCATGATAGTATGTAGCTGATAATGTACCCACTGAACATGCTAACGTAGAAGTAGTTTGAGTTGTGCTACTACTAAACGCTGTTCCTGTAACAAACGTTCCTACGCTTGCTACTACACCAGAACCACCAGTAATTGAAATATATTGAGTCGCTGATATTTTATAAAATCCATTTCCTAAAAACGTCTGCCCTGCATCTGAATAACATACATCTGTAGCCACTGGTGTGCTACCAGAACCATTATGAAAATAAGTTTGATTTACTACGCCGTTGTAACAAGCTGACGGAGCATTGTTATATGCGCTAGAACCACTAAAGGTTGTACATTCACATGTAAACGTAGAGCTTAACACAGGGTTATTAGGCGCACCTGTCTGCTGTCTAAATGTATTAGAAGATGTTTTATACCAGCCATTTGAAGCCGCCGTTGTTAGTGCCGCATCTGTGTATATGGCTGTAGCGGTTGCAAAGGACGAGGTATCTAAATAATAGGTTCCTTGCGTTGGCATTTATTTTATTTTATTTTTATGCACAATTCGTAACATCTGCAACAACTCCATTTCCTCCTGCTATCGATACTACTTTTCTAGTTCCTCCATCATCTATACTAATGTGCCCATTTTGGATCGTTGACGTACCACCTACGTTTGTAAATATTGTATCTCCTGCTGCTGGATAAGTTCCAGATCCATTATGCCAGTAGTTATTAGTTCCTATAGTTGCTGTACAAACACTATTAAATGTTCCGTTTGGAGTACCTGAGAAATTAGTAAATGTAGCACATCCTGTACAACATACATCATCTGCGCTTGTTCCTTTACATAAGCTGATCGCTGTTGCACAAGCCGCACATGTGCTAGTGTTAGCATCTAACGTACCATTACCACCTGTTACTTCTTTATAAACTGAAGATGAGCTTGTAATTAATGCATAGAATCCATTACTTGCAGCTGTAGATCCAGATGCATCTGTATATAATTTAGTTGCCGCTGCAAATGTTGGTTGGTTCATGTAATAAGTTGTAGTTGAACCAGTACAACAAGCTACTGCGCTTGTACTACCAAACTGTAATCCTATTGCTGGGTAACAAGTAGCACACGCTGTTGCAGCACTAAAGTCTGAACCATCTGTTGCGTTTCCTGTTTTCTCTCTACTTTCACTGCTGTAAGAATAAAATTGATTCGCAGCAAAGCTACTTAATAAAGGATTGGTGTATACATTGTTCGCTTGATCAAAAGCTGCGTTATCTAAATAGAATGTAGCTGTCGTTCCTGAACAACATGCAGCAAAAGCTGATGCACCATACCCTAAAGTAAACGCAGTTCCACAAGTTCCACATTGGGCTGAAGTTCCTAAAGCTCCACTACCACCCGAAACTTCTCTATAAACATTGTTATTATCTTTATACCATCCGTTAGGAGCAGTGTTAGACAGAGCTGCATCTGTATATAATGTAGTTGCTGATCCAGCTTGGCCTGAAGCCCAAACAGTTCCGTTCAAATAATAAGTATCTAATGTAGGCATGTGATTCTATTTAGTTCAGTAAATTTACAAAAAAAATTTATTATATCATCAAGGAGTTCCACAAGGTTCTACGCTTGCCACAAACCCAGTATTGTTAGTTATTCTATATCTGGTACTTGTGCCTGACGCATTAGTGTGATACCATCCGTTTTGTAATGGAGTGGTTCCTGCTTGATCTTGATATACTAACTCACCCATCGCTGGTATTGTGCCTGAACCGTTATGATAAAATGTTTGATCAAATGTTGTATTACCACAAACACTTCCAAAAGTCCCCATAATAGTAGATGTAAAACTTGTGTAAGTAGTCCCACAACCCACACAACATACTTCACTTGCTGAAGTTACATCATAACATAATGAGATTGCATCGCCGCATGACGGACAATTAGCTGCTGCTTGAAGAAAACCATTTACTTGTCTTCTAGATATTGAACCTAAAGAATAATACCCATCCGCAGCTTTAGTTGTTAAAGCTTGGTCGGTAAACAAAGCTATTGCAGTTGCAAAACTGAATCCATCAAAATAATATGTTGCTCTTGTTGCCATAATTTATTTAACAATATTGTAATCCATTTCCGTCTATTTCTCCGTTTTGTGTTGCAAACCATACTGTTGGTGAACCGGTAGCGTAAACTAATACGATCGAAGAAACTAATGTTCCTTGATTGTCACTATAGATTTTAGTGCCTGCACCATCACCTGGGCCTGTAGGTGTTGTTGTATAATATACTTCATCTAATGCTCCAGAATATATACATGCTGAAGAAGGATTAGGTTGTTGTTTGCAGTTAAACGGATAGTACGTTACTGGTGTACATGTTACCACTGCTGAAACCTGACCTGTTCCTTGGTTTAAATTTAAGTATTGTGTAGAAGATATTCTATAATATCCATCAGGTAATATAGTTACACCTTGATCTGAATAACAGAAGTCTCCTGCTTGAGGAGCTGCATTAGCTCCTGTATGATAGTATGTTTGATTTATCGTTCGTGTACAAATTGTAGACACTTGTTGATCCACTACACTTGAACTAAAGTATTTTATTGCACAACTTCCAGTGCTTATAACAATACCATTACTATCTACTCTTATCCACTGATTACTTGAGCCTATTTGATAATATCCAGCTGTTAATTTTGTAGCTGTAGGCCCGTCACAGATAGAAGAAGAATAAACTGTATCTCCAATTCCTGGCAACGCATCGAATCCATCATGATAATATGTTTGAGTAGCAGCTTGGATACAAGCAATACTTATAGAATCTTGACCTGTGCTCGAAGAATAAGGTGTACAATAATCTCCACAACCACAACATGCATCTGATTCAGTAGTTGCATCATAACAGAATGAAGCCGAGTTAGTTGTTCTATAATCATATATTAAATATAAATACTGATTAGCTGTTGGCAATGTAATGTTAGATACAGTTGCTTGATAAACTCCCGAAGATGGACTGTTAACATCAGCATTAGGTATAGTAGCTGAAGCTGTAAGTAACGCCGTAATTTCACTTGCAGTATTATTATATAATGTATTAGAAGATAACCATGCAAAATTATCTTTGTTTACTATCCAATTGTAATCATCAAAATTAATTTTACTAGATCTCAATGTAACATTTGCACCATTGTAAGGGAATACACCAGTAGATCTAATTCCTTGTTGAACCACATATTGCGATGCAATTTGAGAGTCAGAACCAAACGTCATCATATTAGATGAAACAGGGCTAGTAACAACAGCATCGTTCCATTTAAATTCATTATGAATAAATTTACCAGCATCATCTGCTGAGTTTAAACCTATTTGAATTATAGTTAAACCTTGCTCTATAGGACAATCAACAGTTAAATCATAACTCACCGTTGGGTTTGGAGTAATAGTAACTATAGCAGTTGTTGGAGAGTTTTTAGTTTTATCAAAATTTAGAGTACCACTTGTTGTAGCATCAGTTACCGAAGCAACCGAGCTGCCATCCCAAGAAACCCCTACACTCATTGTACCGCTATTTATAGTATAATTAATTACCACATTACCTATCACATTACCTAACTCAATAGTATACTGATGTTGTGTTGTAGAATTAACTAATGACTTTTGTGTACCACATGGTATAATAACAGGTGGTAAAGGAACACTTGTGCTGTTTGTACTTAAAACATACTCATCCATGTATGGATCATAGCCACCTAATTTCTGCGTGTTTAACTGTACATTAAATTGATCTCTAAAGTAAGACCTCATTCCTGTGTCAGATATTACTTCTAACGCATCATTATTTTGAGAAGTACCTTTTAGTTTTAATACCGCCGTTCTTTTAGTGTCTGTAAAATACATATCGTATCCATGCGAAACAAAACTTTCTGGATTATAACTAATACCATATTCTTCTATTCTAGCTATTTGAGTTCCTAAAACTTGTGGAACAGAAGCAATAACTCCTCCTCCTGTAGAATCACTAATTAAATTTTTACCTGTTAAAACATAACTAATTTTATCTTCTTGTAAAACAAGTATATCAGTTTCTCTAGAATGTAATTTCATTATAGGCCCAAAACTTGTTTCTAAGTCTTTAAAATTTACTAAACCTAAATTAAATTCATTAAGATTATTTAAATTAGAATTGCTACTATATATACCACTGTAAGTTAATTCAGCAAATCTATCTGCCTCTTTAAAATCTTGTGTTGATACAGCTAACACCCTTTCACCTAAGTTTAACGCTTGACCATCTAATGCATCTAATATCTTATAACTTTCTACACCGTTTCCAAATGTGTAACAATTAAAAAATGGTAGCGTTACAATAGCATCTTGAGTTGCTGTTTGGTTTTGATCACCATTTCCGTTTCCTCCCATGTGATATCCACCTAAAATATCATAAGACTCCGATGAGTCATAAAACAAATTAGGATCAGCATCAGCAGGTTCAGTTTCCCAAACAATTAAATTGTTAGCTCTAGTAACAATTATCTCTGCTTCTATAAACCATGTCCCTGCACTACACGCAATTACACCACTTCTACAAGCAAGGTATAATGGTGAAGCTGCGTCTCCTGGAGTTGCTTGCCAAAATTGAAATCTTGGTGTCCAAGGATCTGGGCACTGAATACCACTCGGGCTAGTTGCAATTGTACTTTCAAAAACAGGTGTTTGAAACCTTCCATTACCATCGTCAATTACATCTCCAACTGCGGGATCTATAAAGTCTCCTACAAACCACGCATGTAAATCTGCATAATCATTAGAAGCTACATAATCTTGCTCCCACTCATATTCTATACCATCACATCCGCTATCAAACCTTCCAATTCTCCATTTTATTTGTACACTAGATTGAGCAGGGATAGTATAATTTGTTGTTACATTATTACTGTCAGTTGTAAAAGCAGGGTATTGTAAGTAAGGAGCGCAGTATGACCTGTCTGAACCTCTTTCTTTTATCTCTCCCTCATCTATAACAGCATCTTCAGATAAATTTATACTAAAGTTTTGCCCTCTTATCTGCATGTATAATCCAGCTAATTGATTTGACTGAGCTGGAGCTTCGCCTTCTACCTCTAAAAAGTTAGACGATTCAGCGCTTACATCTAAAACTTGGCAAGTTACCTCTCTATTTAATGGGCCGTTTGCATCTCTTTTTACTACAAGTATATCTCCCTTTTTTACTTTGTTTTGGTTATCACCTTCTAGTTTAAAATATATAACTCTGGTGCTTGTGCTTTGATAATAAAAATTAGAATATATTGTTTCATAACCTCCTTCACTTGGTTTTAAAACAAACTTATATTTAGTTGCCCATGCAGGAGGATAGTTTTCTATATTAACTTTTATTTTATTTTGATCTACAGATGCTGAAGGAGGAACAAATGTTGTGTTAAATTCAGAAACTAAAACTGTAGAAGCTCTACCGTTATCATCCATATAAACAATACCTGTTTCATAATCTCTATTACTATGTAAAGAAGAAGTGTCTTGGCTTGAAGTAAATGTTCCTTGTCCTCTTGAAAAATTAAAATATTCATACACATTAGTATTTCCTGAAGTATATTTCATTGCTAATACTTGTAAAGAAAATACATTAGAACCTACCGTAGAACCTATTCTAAACCCTTGTTGTGTTTGCGCATCTATACTACTATTTGTTTTAGTAAAAGAACAATTAGTTGGTACGATTGTTACTGTATTAAATAAATCGGTTAGAGATGTTCCCGAAGCTGATGACGCTAAAGGCTGAAAGTTTGAGTTCAAAACTGTACCTATACGTTCAGCAAACTCAACTGAATTAACCATTTCGTAAACAGAAGTATAGTTTTTATTTATTGGAAATATAACCCTAAGTTCAAATGGAATATTGTTAAAAGCCGCATCATAACAAGCGTCTGATGTGTCGCCATTTAATTGAGAATGTTCAATAAATAAAGTAAAAGATAAAGTTGTACCTTTTTTTAGTTTATTAGCTTGTTCTGTTAAATCAAAATTAATTTTTGAATTTTGAACTGTAGTGCTAGTGTTTGGATTTATAGTATATACATCACCGGTTGATACTGTAGGCTCAGCTAATTCTTCAAATAAAATATCATTAGTAAATAAAGAAGTAGTAAAGTTGATTGGTATATCTTGACCAGCTGCATTGACTATATCATAACCATCTGTATAGTTACCATATATAAGTCTATTACCTTGTATTGTTTGCGCTTTAGCAACCTTAGGTACGTTGTCATATAGTCTTAATAACTCATCACTACCTAATACTGTATAAATTTTACTATTAGTAAAAGTATATGTTTGTTTAGTGTTATTAGCCCATCCATAATCTGACTTCTTAAATCTTTCAATAACATAAATAGAATTTGTATTACTTGGTTTAAATAATAAATCTACTTCAATTACTTTATCAGAACCTGTTTCAAATTCAACCTCAGCTGAATTATAAATGTTCTTCATTGAACCGTTATTAAAATTATTTACATCAAACTGAAATGGCCCTGGTTGAAAAGCTGCAACAGAAAATAATGACGTTGCACTATATTCATTGTTTACATACCTATACCTATAAGCAAAAGTAATAAACCTAGTATCCATATAATTCTCTTCACCAGGTATATCTATTAAGTTTACTTTTGGAGCTGGCAATGTGTCTAAAGAATCAAAACCAGGTGGTTTTAAAATAACACTAATATCACTTTCTTTTATAATGTCTGTAACCCCAGAAGGATCAGAATAATTTTGTGTTACGTTTATTTTTCTTGGAGGATTTTTATCGTCTGTAAAAAACAAAAGATCTTCTATTTTGTTTACACCTGTTATTAAAAACTTTGGATCAAAATTTAAAACAGTTGTACTAACAACATGATAAGTTATAGCTTCTGTTTGTATGTTAAAAGAAACGATTAAATCTAACTTACCGCCTATTACAGGGTTATTAGAATCATGCACAAACCAATATATAGTTTCTTTAGAACCATCTTCATACGCACCAATACATATAGCTGAATTAGAAAGATTCTGTCCTCCGTAAGCTAATGTAGTTAATTGTGAGTTTCCTTTAGAGTTTTCTACCGCACCTATTTCTGTAGTTTCAGTTGCTCCTAATCTAACATTGATTGCGTTTATATATTGGCCTTTTGGAACAAGACGTTCATCAACGCTCTTATTCATTTTACCTGCAATAAAATTTGTATTTACTATTGGCATTTTATTTTAACCATTTATCCTGGCCTCTTAAGTTCATTAAAAGACGACCAGGGTGAATATTACTTAATCTAATTTTTGCATTTCTTAACAAAGATGACTTGTCTTTTCTTGCTCTGTTTACAATATATTCTTGTACACCTAATCTACCATTTAAAATAGAATACCTTATATATGCGTATAAATATTCTTCAAATAATTTATTAACACTTATGTTTGCGTCATCACCATTCTCCATTCCATCCGATACATATTCTAATACCACTGAAGCTCCAGAACCTATTGAGCTAAAATTAATTACACCTCTTTGCTTGTCGATACTAAATGTAGGATTAGTATTAGCTGTTTCAGTATTTAATCCAAAACGAGATCCTATACCAAAATCAAAATACCAGCATCCGTCTACATTCCACCCTTCTTGTCCATTGTAAGGGCTTCTATCGTTTAAATAAATAGTTTTAGCACCGCTTGCAAATGAATTACTTAACTGTGAAAACTGTGGCTTTAAAACATTACCATCTTGATCGTATAATATTTTAGCATTATTGTCTTGTAAATAAGTGTTAGCCCATCCTGTTTGTATGTTTTCAGTTAAAGGGTATAGTACACCATTTAAGTATTGTGATATCCTTACCCAGTTTACATAATCTGACGGCAATATAAATCTTAAATTGTCATCTAAATCTAATTGTAATATTTTAATTTCTTTCATCGCATCGTAATTCAATTCTTGAATACCTCTTTTTGCATGAAATAAAACTTGAAATCTATTTAAATTATTAAGCAGCTCGTGATTACCTTGATACATTAACATAAAGTTATTTACGATATCATTCAAAGAAACGTATTGGTATGAACCCCAATTCTTATCTTGAGGTATCTGACCTGAGTTTGCGTAATATGCATAATCATTTATATAAGCCATATCTTACGTTTGTATTTGGTTATTTTCTACTTCTTCTTGTTTTCCAAACTGATACAAATCACCTTCTCTAATTTCTATACCTATGTATTGACAAATCTTTGCTACAATACCAGGTTCGTCAGACAAGGGTAATTCAAAGTCTTGGTAATCTGCTTGATTTATATCAAACAAAGGTTCTCCCGAAGCAAGTGTTTGATACGTCCATTTTGGTGGTAATGGATAACGAACATATTCTGCTGTTACACTACCGTTAGTTGTTATAGTTATAGGATACACTGTTATTGTATTTCCTAATTGTCCTGTATTAGAATCACCTATTACAGATGAGGTTGCTCCTCCCAGCACATACGCAGGAAATCCTGTAGATGGTGCTGTTAATGGTGAGTTGTTTAAATAAAATATCTTATTCTGATTAACTCTTTCTACTTCTACAATACCACTTGTAGAAAATATTCCATAAGTATTACCAATAGTTGCAGCTACACCAAATGGTGAGTAAGATAATGTTAATTGAGTTTGACTATCAACACTTACTACAAAACCACTGAAGCCTGAGTAACTTGATGTAGAAGATGTGTTAACTACTTGTTGACCAACTTTAACACCGCTTGTTACGAACGTAGCGTTCGCATCAGTTAAAGTGTTTAAACCAGCTGCTGTGCTAGTTCCAGATGTAATTTGTGTTGGATAATAGTTTACTTTATTTATTAAATAATAATCACTTGGTAATTTAAATAAATTATTACCTTGTTGAGCTAAACTTCTTGTAACAGAAAAACTATCCATTACTTCTACTAAACCTTTTACTATATCAGCATATCCAGTTCCAGATAGTCTTTGGTTTTCTTTATTAGTCCAAGCATTATATTGATAAAAATAATCTTCAAACAAATCCATTTGAGCTTGTTGAGCGTACAAATTAAAATCTTGCGGAGATATATATCCGTAATTATTTTTATTAGCTATAGCTAGGACAGTATTTCTAACAGAGTTAATCATGTCGAATTCTTTTTACAAATATAGGCAAAAAAAAAGAGGCTTAAATTTTTAAGCCCCCTCTTTAACTAACAATTATAACTATCAAGCGAATGATTCAACGATAGCTGTAATTTTAACTGGTACAGAAGATCCGTCACCGTTTGGATATCCAGATCCATTAGGCTTGTAAACAGGATGTTGCCAAGATAATTGTAATGCGTGCTCAATAGAGTCTTGAATAAAGTCTCTAAACACAGTAGTGTCAGCACCAATAGCACCATGAGTAATAGTGATCTTGTGTTGGTAAGTTACATTAGCAACTGAGTCTCCAGTTGTAATTGTAGAAGTAGCGCTAAAATCACTGTATCCGATTACAGTTGAAGTTGTGCTAGCTTGTACTACACTAGAAATCCCTTTTACAGGAACCAGTCTATAACCCTGATCTTTGTCAGTGTCAGTTACATAAAGGCTTAAAAATTTTTCCATAAGTAAAAATGTTAATGGGTTAATAAAGTACAAAGATACTCTTATTATTTATCTTTTTTTAAGCGCTTCTTTAAATACTTATATGCATCTAAACCATCGTTACTTTGTAAGAATGCTCCAATCGCATCATATGGATCTTCGTTAAAAGGAACTGTCATCATTTTCTTTTTGTTTCCTGGCAAGTTGTAATATACATCTCTTCTGTTGTTTCTAAAAGATAACCAGTTGTTATCAATAAACAAATGAACTTCGTTTTGTAATTCTAACAACGGATCGTTTACAACATCAATTAATTCTCCAGGATTATTTTTAGCAAATATTAATATATCTCTTTTTAATTCTGGTATGGTCATATTATCTACGGAAGCTCCCATAAGAACTCTACATACAGATAATAATTTTTCTGTTGATAGGTTTTTAGCTAAAACCTGAGCATCTATTGTTAATTCTACTGTAGCTAATTCTTCTGCTGCATCTTTTGCGTTGTCAACTTCTTCAAACACCATTCCGTTGCCTGGATGGTAATGTAAGAATTGTTGTAAAACTTGGTTTTCTCTTTGAACAACTAACATACCGTCTTCAAATACAATAGGTTCTAAAATAGCATTACCATCTTGCTCATCTTCAAATGGGCTTTTTTGGTTTCGTGCATATCTTAGAGGTCTATTTACACCTTGCTCTTCGTCAAAGTATAATAAAGGAGATCTGTTTGAGTGTCTTGAGGATAACATATAAGCTAAAGGTCTTTCAGTTCTTTTTAGTCTATATGCTTTTGTTTTGAGGGTTGTAGTATTTTTCATTATAATATAATTTAATTTGATTTAATAAAAATAAATCTTACCCCCGCAAGTGCGAGGGTAAAACTTATATAACAATTTAGTCTTGGAATAAGAAGAAGTTGTTTGCACCTAAAGTACATACAGCTCTTTCAGATAGGAAGTTTACTTCCATTGCATCCAAGTCAGAAGTTCTTGCTCCACCAGCTGAACCAGTGATCCAAGTTTTGTATCTTCTGTCTTCAGTTTCTGAAGCTCTATATCTAACATGTAAGAAAGGTCTCTTAGCGTTCTTACCTAAGATTTGATCGTATACAGTAGTTGAACCAGCTGGTACTAATAAACCGTTGATTGCTCCACCAACAACGTCACCTCTCATTGTAGGATCGTTAAGGTATTTCCAGTCAGACTTATAGAAGTCATAACCTCTTCTAAATCCTGTAAATCCAAGATTTAAAGCCATGTCTTTGTCATTGTCAAAAAGACCATATGATGTACCTCCAGCTCCGTAAGAGTTTTGAGATGCTAACATATCATCAATATCAAAAGAGAATTCTCTGTTTACGAAAATTACATTTTCTTCAATTGATCCTTGTTTATCTAGTCTTTGAATAATGCTATCAAACTGAGCAAGTGTTTGTGGGTTTCCACCACCCCAAACATTTCCTCTGTTTCCTACTACATAGAATACTCCATCAGAACCGTTAAGGTTTGCTAAAGATGCACCAGCACCAGATCCTTGTAAAAAGTCTCCAGCACCAGATCCAGCGTCAGCAGGAACTGCTTCTAGCATTGCTGTTTCTAAGTAGTCTTCGAATCTTAATCTAGTGTCATGCTCAGACTTTAAATACCATAGGTATCCGCTTACGCCATCTTCACCTGAAACTTCGATCCAACCGATTTGAGCCATATCAGAACCAGAAACAGAATATTTGTCTTTGATAATAATTGGCTTGTTGTCGAAAATTAAGTCATCAGATTCATTAGAACCAACCATTCCGTTTGTTCCTTTATTGAATTCTGATCCATATATAAATATATCACATGCTACACCTGCTGCTACAGCTTGTCCTCCAGCTTCATAGTAAGCTATAGTTACTTGTTGAGCTCCACCTGCTGTAGACGCTAAAGTAACAATACCTTTGTTAGATAAGTTAGAACCAGGAGTTTTGTCACTGATCATAACTGTTTGTCCAACTCTTAAAGCTGATGTGTTTTGCGATCCTAATGCAGGGTTAAAGTTAGAATTTGGAATAGTCCAAACTCCAGTTGCCGCTGCTGCCGCACCTGCTGAAGTACATCCTGTGTACTTAACATGTAATCTTCCTTGCTCTGCCCATTTAATAAGGTCAGAGTTAGAAGGCATTTCTGCACCTACCATTCTAAGGAAAGATGCGATTGATCTGTTACCATATCTTTCGAATTCTTTTTCATAAGTATCAGGTAGATACTGATTTAAGAAATCGAAATTATTGATGTAGTTTGTACTTACAGGCACTTGTTGTGCGCTTGGTTGTAAGTCAAAACCAGGGGTTAAATTTACTGCCATTTTTTTTCAATTTTTTTGTTTAACTTTTTTTAATACTTCTAATTCTGAGTCCTCTTCCACTATCAACTTTTCCTACGGGCCTTATTTTCATACCGTTTTTTGTAACGGCTTGAGGAGCCTGTCTCATTTCCATATTAATGTTTTTAGATTTTCTAGTAACATTATCTACAGCGCTTGAAACACCTTGTTCATAAAAAAACTGAGCAAATTTCTCTGGGTTCATTGCAACAGACAAAGCTTTGTGATATCCCTGTGCGTCTGCAATTAAACCTTTATCATCCATGTACTTATTAATAAAATTACCAATGTCTTTTTGTACATTTTTAATTTCTTCAGCAGTACCTGGCTTGTAAGTAAAATTATTTTCACCAACTTTGAAATCAAAACCTTTGAATTCATTGTTAAAAACCTCATTGGTTTTATTTAAGAAATAATCATACCTCTTGTCGTTTTGCTCTTTGATAGATTTAGATTCATCAAGATAACTTTGATAAGCATTTAAATTTTCTTTTTGATCAGCAGACAACCCATCCCCACTTGACTCAAGAGGAACTTTATATTTATCTTTTTGTTCATTCAAAAACTTTTTAGCTTTCGCAAGTTCTCGTTTTTTTGCTAGTTTGATTTTCTTAATATCCTTAGGATCATCAACTTCTTCATCAAAATCAAATTTATCTTCAATAATATCTTGAATATCTATTGCGTCTAAACCTTCTTCTGTTGCAGAATAATAACTAGCGAGTACAGAGTTGTCGTCCATAGAATCATAATCTCTTTGTAAATTATAGAAATCTTTAATTCCACGCCCGGTTTCCTTTTTGTACTCTAAATACTTAGATACGTCTTCCGGCAACGGTTCGTTTGCCTCTTTTTCCGCAAACAGTTCATCCACCGATTTTATATCCTTGTTATATCTATCTTTAATATAAGAAAGAACGTTGTCATCATTTAACTCTAATGACGGAGTTTTATCTTCAACAGCTGGTTCACTTTTTTCAAGCTCAACAGCTGGAGTTTCTTCTTTTACCTCAACCTTTTCCGGTGCATCTTCTTTTGCTGGTTGATCTTCAAACTTTTCTTCATGCTTTTTTAGAAGTTGCTCTTCTATTTCAGCTGTGGATTTTTCTTCGACTAATCCTAAGTCTTTTACTTTTATTTCCATTTAATTAAATTTTTACAAAGTTAAACAATATTTAGATTAATTTTTTAGCTTATCTTGGCTCAAACTCTGCTAGATCAAAACCATCTAGACTGTCTTCGTTTGATTCGAAATTAATAGGAGGTAAGTTGTTTTTCCTCTGTTCTATTAATTTAGACTGCTCAGTAGACTGTTGGCTAATTCTTCTGTCTTTCGCTTTTTCTCTTTGATCTTCTCTTTCTTGTAAGCCTGCTTGCTCCACACCTTTCAGCTGCATTTGGAATTCAAACTCCGTTTGCATAAGTTGTCGTTTAAGTTCAGCTTCATTTTTAAGTTTTTCAATTTCAAAAGCCACATCAGCTTGTCTATACTGAATCTTAGCCTGAGACTCCATTTGTATTTTTTGCATCTCACCTTGAGCCTTAGCTTGTTGTGCTTGCATTTGCATTTGAGCTTGCATTTGCTGCTCTTGTTGTCTTTGCTGTTGTTCAGCTTCTTGTTTCTTCTTACGTTTTAATTTAAGAAGTTGATTTGCCATTTTAAGATTATTAAGCTCTCTGATATCAATAGCATCTTCTAAACTTATATCTTTTTGAGATAACGCCATTTGAATGTTTTGTTCAAGCATTGCCTTCTCTTCTTCGTCTGGAGCCATCTCTATAAAAATACCAAAGTCATACATATATAAATCTTTGATGTCTTCTAATATTTTTAAATTATACTTACCTATCTGCATAGCGAATTCATCTTTAAAATCAGCATATTGTAAAATATCAGCAGTTCTAATTGATAAACATTCTGCAATAGTTCTAGTTATATATAAACTTCCTTGAAGAATATGTCTCGTAGCTGTGTTTGAATTTAATGCAGCTAATTTCTGTACACCAACTAATGAATTAGGATCTGGAGTTGAACCATCTCTAGCTTCGTTGAGTCCAGTCACTGCTCTAATCATATCTAAGTAATGATTGTAATTAGCAATAAGCATTTGCATTTTACTAGCTCCACTATTTGAGGTTAGTTGCTGTATTGGAACTCTAGCGTTGTTAAACTCTCCATCCTGTGTGTAACTTCTCCCTACAACGCTACCTGTTTGAAAATATAATCGTAATGCGTCTTCTGGATTGTAAGCATTTCCAGTTCCTAGATCCACTTCATTTAATCCGTCAGCATCTATAAACACACCGTCTGGAACAACTCTTGATACTACTTGCTGAATTTTTAAATGAGTCATTTGTATTAAATCAGCAAAAGGAATCATTCTTCTTACTAGAGATTCTAAACCACCTTTGTACATTCTTGGAGCAGCTGCTACATAATTAGGCATAGCAAACTGATTAGAAGATTTAGGTCTAACCATATTTTCAGACAACTCCCATTTTAATAAAATGTTAGTTCCCATAACCATCACACCATCATACCATACATCAATCTTTTTTTCCACTCTTTCAAAATTTCCTTCTTCCATCATTTCAGCTGGTGGATTAAACTGATCATCTTTCTCTACAGTTTTATATGTGCCGTCAGCTAGTCTTTTTCTTTTATAAACAAAGGAGTGTGTTGTTTTGTAGTTAAAATATAATAATGTTGCAGTGTCTCTGTAAAACATACTGTTTTCGTAAAACTGCGATGTGTTAAAATAATTATACCATGATTGACTGTATTTTGCTATTTGATTTAAATCCTCATTTGTTAATGAAGGATCTATTTTTACAAGCTCAGTCATAGGTACAGTTTTAATCTCGCCCCAATAAAAACAATCTTTAAAATATGGATCTTCAGTATAGCTATATACTACATTAGCAGGATCTACATAATCTAGTTTTACTCCTGCTCCTTTCAAAAACTCATGTTTAGTTATACCAATACCTATAGTAGCTAAATCATAATCTACTCTGCTTCTAATATCATTATAATGATTTTCAGCCATCAAAGTATTGATAGCTTCTTCTTCTGCAATTTCGATAGCAGGCTTATATTTCATATTCATGAACAATTCCATTTCTTCATCGCTTTCAGGAAGCTCATCTTCATTTGTTTGAAATACATTAATACCAAAGTCAGTTTCTATTTGTTGAAATAAAGGTTTTGCTAAAACTTCACCCTCGATCATTTCTTGAAACTCATTTCGTTTTTCAGCCGATAATGCATCTTCTGCATAGGCTTTAACTTTAAAAAGTCTGTCAGACATTCCGTTTACCACAATGTCTACAAACTTTGGTATTATTGGTACTGGTGACCAGTCAAGATTAAGATAACTTAAATCGCCATCTATTGCTAATTCATTTTTGTATTTTGCTACCGATTGCTCTCCTCTTGCATACAAACGTAGCTTCATGAACTCATTCCATTGATTATAAAATCTACAGGAACCATTGTCTCTTCTGAACCATTCGTATTGTATTGCTTGACCTATCTGCAAACCATACTCCATGGTATCTTTAGTGGAGTCAGAAACAAATTGATCTGGAAATGCAGCAGCCTGTATATCTATTGTTACTTCTTTCATTTATTAAGTAATTGACTTACTGAGTTCTTATTATTATATCTTGCAAAGTTAATGCTTATTTTTGATTGTTTTCTGACGGGAGTGTATAGGTGTTTTTGATTTGCCATAATTGCTAACCCAGAGCTAATCGCAGCATCAAACTTTGTTCTGTTTGATATATCAAATTTTGCCCAATCTTCTAGTGTTCTTTGAAAATACATACTACCTATATCGTCTTTTTCTCTATAACTACCATCAAAATCTAATCCCACATATTTTTCAATATACGACTCAATAGCTGAGGCGTGTGATTGTTTAACATCTTCAGAGGTGTTAGGAATACCCCCTAACTCTCTTTCGGTCTTAGATAACTTATTATAAGTTTTATCTGGTCTATTTAAACAAAAGCCTCGGTATCCTCTATTTTTAAAATGATACAATAAACGAGGTTTATTATTTTCACATAATATTGGCATGCCATAAAAAACACAAGCCATTAAAACTTCTTCAAAAAATATCTCCGCAGTTTGTGGTCTCGCTATATATTCTAAAAAAAACTCGTTACTGGGTGCGTCATCCATGTTGAATTTTGTCATCCCATGTAAAGCTCCATTAGATCCTTTCCCCACAACTACTCCTGAAATATCATACGAGTCACAACCAAATGAACCGATGTGTTCGTTTCCAGGATACATTCTTCCGTTCTTTACAACTACGTTATTTTGCAAAGAAGCTTTAGGGATGTAAGTTACGAAAAATCTTCCTCTTTTATTTGGGCTCCAAATAACCTTAGAATCCTTTATACCATTTTGCCAATGGAAAGAACCTTGAGTTACATAGTGCGCTAAATTTACTGAATCATTATAATCTATTTGTTGATATATTTTAGTTAAATTAAATAACGATTGTTTGCTTTCATCTCTAAACGCATGTGACTCAGTTCTAGGAAACTGTCTGTAAAATTCATTTAATGCGTCTGGATCCGAAGCTAATGACTCTACTTCATTTTCCCAATAGTCCACCGCTCCTTGTGTAATTGGCTCGTTGTCAATACCTTTGATAGGTGTTGTTGGATTTTTAAATACAGGCATCCCATACTTGTCAATAAAACCCTCCATATTCCATTCCATAGGAATAAACAAATTATATAAACCACTTTTTGTTTGTCCGTTAGAGTTTCTGTTTCTACAATCAGACGACTCATATAAATCTTTAAAATTTCTACCACCTTTATCTAATGCGTTTGATGTAGATCCCATCATACATTTACCTATGATTTTACTACCTAGTCTTAAACATGTCTTTGTAACACGCCAGTTGTTTAAAATGTTTTCTGGCCGCTCCCATTTACCACTTTCATCATGTAGTAATAATTGAAGCTTTTCACCATCATAACTGTTGTCTGAAGTATTTTTCCAGTCAATAGTTGTGTCTAAACCTTCTAACTCTTCTTCGCTCACTGTGTACATATTCTTCTTAGTAATTTTAGAAGCAGGTACACGATATGCTAATTCAGTTTTAGGTTTATCCATACCATCTTGTATGGGTTTAAAAAAGAAAGGATAGTTGTTTGAAATAGGCACTATCTTATCTGTAAACATTTTTTTTGCATCCGCACCAGTCTTAGATAATATACCAATTCTAGAATCTTTAGTTATTGTAGCAGTGTTAACACCTTCGCACGAGCTCATAAATGAAAAACCTGAACGTCTTATTTTTAAATAACACATTCCAAAACTTCTTTTATCAGCTTTACACGCTTCCCAATAAATATAAAATAAACGATTCGCTTCTCTAAAGTCAGGATGGCCAACATCAATCTTAGTCCATTGTAAATACATATAATGTGTTCCGGTTATATAAGTAGGAACACCTTTGTTCATAAACCAGAAACCTTCATCTCTTCTATCAAACTCTTGCTCGATATAATCTACCCATTTGTTTTTAAACTGAGACGGAGCTTCATGCCACTGAAATATTGACTGTATTCTTTTTAATTCTTTACTAATCTCTTGAGCTTCCCAATACTGATCTTCTTTCTTTTTTGATCTTGAATAAATTTTAGTAGGTGGTTTAGGTAATGCAATATGTAGGCCATTTATATCAATCACTTGATCTATTTGTCCAGATTTTGATATTACAACAAAATTATATTTTTCGTTGTAACCATACTGCCATGTGCGCGCTTTATTCTTAGTAGATAAAACATTTTTAGGAACTACCTTGGTTAATGTAGTATATAAGTTATTTAGATCTTGATTCTGCAAATCCTTTAGGTGTATTATTTTTATTTACATCTATACCCTCTAGTAATTGCTTTTCGTCCTCTATACGTTTTAAGATTTCAAAAGCATCAAAGATGGCTAGTTTTTTTGTTGCTGCTGCGTTTTTTAATCTATCAGCTGCTAGTTCATCATCTTTATCATATTTGATAATATCTTCTTTCGCTACTTTGATTAGTTGTAAAACTGCTTTTTCACCAGCCTTTATGATTTGTTCTTTGATTTCTTTTGTCTTCATCACATAATCATTGTTATGTTGTTTGTAAACATTCTGTAAAGTTTTTCATTCTCTACATAAAATTCATATTCTGATTCTGGAGTAAAAGAAACTTCATCACCAACTTTAACTCCTAATTTTTTTAACTCTTCATTGTTATATTTAACAATACCCATTAACGGTTCTTCAGTCCCTGTCTTTCCTAAATAAGAATCTTTAGGTGGAATAGGTTTTATAAAACAATACTTAGAGTGGCTTTTCCATTCTTCGTTATTATAATACAAAAAAAATTGATCAAAGTCAATAAAGAATAAATCGTCTTTAAAAAAACTTTTACCGCTTTTTTCTCTACCATACATATCGTTATAATATTTAAATACATTATGATGTACTAACAATATGTCACCAATTTTTATTTCACCTTTGTAGTCAATAGGAAGAGACACCACTTGCCCATATCTGTTTGATGCTTTATGATCTTCTTTTGAAACACTCATTAGAAAATCTATATCACCAATCTTTTTTACATTATCATACCTTTTACCAGTAAGAGGTCGGACAATAAAAGAAAATGGAGACTGCATTAAAAGTTTATATTATACTCTAAAGAGATTGGCATTGTTGTTTTAAACTCTTTCCATATAAGAACCTCTTGATTTTTTTCAATCCATATCTTATAAGATTCTGAAGAAGCATCGTGTTGAATTAAATGAATTATATATGATCCCCCTAGTACATCTTGCCCTACTATATAGTGCATAGCACCAGACTTATAGTCTGCTCCTATTGAAATCTTTCTAATATCCATTTAATTAAAATGTAGTATCTAACTTTAATTTTCTATAAGTAATATTTATATATAAAGTTCCGTCACCTTGTGTTGGATTTGCTAATCCTCCTAAAACTATACCTTCATTTACAGGTATAAATTCAGCAGGTGAAGGATCGCTTTTATATACTTTTTTAGTTGCAGAGTTTAATAAAGCTAATGGTAAAGGCTCCTGAATAGTGCCTTGAGTTATATTAATAGTGTTAACAAAATCATAAGTAACCCCTCCAGGACTCATATAACTTACAATTTCACTAACATCATAAACATATTCAGAACCAGGCGCAGGCAGTAATGTAAACTGCTGTGTTCCTATAACTCTTAAATAAGATGAAGGAACGGCTACTGTAACTGAAGTAACATTTAAACCATATAAAGTTTGTAGGTTTTCTAACGTACAGGTTTTAGTGTTTAAATTGTTTTCTGCATCAGTTAACACAAAGTAATCCGACAGTGAAGGAATGATACTTGAGTACGCTGTTGTATTACTTATTCTAGCCATAGTTTTATTTAGATATAGGTTCTGCTTCTACTTCTTGCGGCTTTTTAGTAACAATACCTGTTGCTAAATCAATAACAGCATCTTGTCCATATTTCTCCGCTAATTTTTTTTCTTCAACCGCAAATGCACTTTTTAAGTTATTTAATGCTTCTTTTGCAAGATCTTGTCTTAGTACATTATCAGCAATCTCTAACTTAGTTTTAGTAAAGTCTTGGTTAAGTTCTTGAATTTTTTTTAATTCGTCTTCAGTTAATTTAATTTCACTCATTTTAATTTATTTTTAATGTTAATTTTATTTATGTAAATATAGTAAATATATTATTCTTCTTCAACCGGTGGTGGTGGGGCTGGATTATCCCATGTAAAGTATAAGTCTTCATCCACTGGATGTTTTTGCAAGTCTATTTGTTTTGATAAACTTACCTCCATATCATTCACAGGTAGCCCATCTTTAAGCCAGCTAATTACTACATTCTCAAACGCTTCGTCATCAGCGTAAGGAATAAAAGGTGTTGAAGGATCGTACTGTAAAGAATAAGTTCCTATTTGACTAGCGGTATACTGCGGATCTTGGTCGTCTTGAGCGGTATACGTCCAATGTACTGTGTAGATTACGTTTTGATTCCCATCTTCTTCGATACGGGCGTTCATTTGATTTATTGTCCATTTATAAAAATTTGCCATAATTTAATATTTTTACAAAGTTAATAAAATAAATCTATTGTTTTTGGGATTTAAGATTTTCTACTTCTGCTTTTAGTTCTTGTATTGACTTAACTAATAAAGGAACTATTTTAGAATAATCCACAGATTGCATTTCTTCTGCATCTTTTTCTCCTATAACTGCTTGTGGTAAAACTTCTTCAAGTTCGTGAGCCATAACACCATAACTTCTACTTTCATCTGTTTTCCATTTAAAGTCATATACAGGTATTTTAGAAACCATATCTAAACCTGCAAAATCTTTTAAATCTTCTTTTAATCTATAATCAGAAGATGTATTGTAGGCAGTTGCAGTTGTAGTAGATATTATACTACCAACTACTGTTCCTGTATGAAAAAATTGTATCATAGTGTGTGTACCACTATGCCCACCTAATTTTAAAGTTGCCTCACTACCAGAGCCAAAAACAGCACTTACAACTGATGATGATACTGTTGTTGAATTTGTGCCAATACAAACTTGACCTGCAGATTGTATTCTCATTGCCTCTGAGCCTCTTAAAGCAAATTGTAAAGTAGAGCCACCTGTATTTCCTATTCTCTGAGCAATAATTTTCGCAGTATCTGTGTAAACATTAATATCTCTAAAAACAATAGCACCACCTTTTCCAACATTGTGATTGTTTTCTCCACAATCTAATCTTAGTAATTCATTAACTGTGTTGTCTCCTGCTTGTTTGTAAATATGGAGTTTAGCATTAATATCTCCTGGTCCATCATCAGTTCCAATTCCTACACCAGTTCTATTTATCTTCATGAGAGTATTTAAACTCACATCACTACCAACAGTTGTTTGTGAATTTGAACTATCCATCTTGAATGAAAATGATGTGCCTCCAATTTCCAAAGCACTATGTCCACCACTAAAATTTCCATAAGTAGATGTGTAACCACTGCTACCTGCTTTACCTTGCGCACCATAACCCATTATAAAGTTTCCACTAGAATAATGTGAACTAATAACTCCTAAATGATGTGGAGAAGCATAGTTTTGCTTAAGAACCGCTCCCCCATTTGTTGAAGAAGGACCGGCAGCTATAGCACCATTATGCACATGTAATTTTTCAGAAGGTGATGTTGTTCCGATTCCCACCCTTTGGTTTGTATTATCAATTCTAACAACTTCTCCATTTGAACCAGATCCAATTTTAACACTTCTTGAACTAGCCCCCTCTAAATTTAATACTCCAGCGGTATTTTTTAATCTACCAACGACTGTATCACCAGTAGCTCCACCAACCATGAATGAATGAGAATTATTAATAGCAACGCTACCATTAGCTACAGATAATTTTTCTGATGGTGATGTTGTTCCGATTCCTACGTTTCCGTCAGAACCTAATATTGTCATTCTTGTATTATCACCTACTCTAAATGACATTCTATCTGGGCTATGCCCATAAAATATTTGACCTACATTAGCATCATCATTATCGCTAAAATTAATAAAACATTCCCCAGTGTTAGATGCTGACAATATTGTCATACCTGTCGAAGCACTTGACCTTAATGTTAATTGAGAACCAGCCGCAGGCGATGAAGTTCCTATTCCTACGTTTGAAGCTGGAAATACTACATTGTTGCCAAGTGGATTTATTCTTAATTCTTGCGATTCAAATGATTGAATCCATTTATAACCACCAGTTTGATAATCTCCAAAACCTAAACCGCCGCCAGTAGGTGAATTGTCTCCATTTGCACTTATAATTCCATTTACTTCTAATCTAACACCAGCATTAGGCGAAGCTGTTCCAATTCCTACGTTTCCTGAATTATTAATGGTTAATTTTGCATCACTTTTTGAAACGTTATTTCCATTAACTTCATTATTGACAGCTAGGTGTAAACTTCCTCTACCCTGTGTAGTTGTTCTTTCAAAGAAAATACCTGATTTAACATAAGTATTATTGCTAAGCATACTAAATCCGATACTAGCTGAATCTCCATTAGTATCATTTTCATTCGCTATTAGTAAATTATTTGAATCTCCTGATGCATCACCAGTTACAGTTAGTTTTCTACCAGGATTTGTCGTTCCAATTCCTACGTTGCCATTACCTTGTAAAGTCATAATAGTAGGAGCTTCAGATGAACCTGCCCACGCATATCCATTATTTGTTTCTCCCCTTACTTTAAACTTTAATTTTGTTAAAAAATTTGTATTAGATGTTCCTTCTGCTCCAATCCAAGCGTGCCTACCGTGACTTGAACCATTAGCAGTACCTACTAATTCTAAAGCAGCAGCTCCTGTTGTTGTGCCAGAAGTACTTGCATATGAACTTATCCTAGAATATGCAAGTCTGTCTGTTACATTACCTGAAAAATTAGTTAATTGTTCATCTCCAGATACTACTTGAAGTTTAGCGGAAGCATTAGTTAACCCAATTCCTAAGTTTGAATTATAAAATGTAGCCATTTGACCTGCGGTATCAAAAAACGCTATAGATTCCGCAGCACCACTTGTTCCTCCTTTTATTTGTAATCTATCTGTTCCTGCTCCAAAACCTATCATGTCAATAACAGCACTTCCAGTATTTCTTTTACCTTGTAAAAATTTACCATTAGTTCCTATTAAAACATCCGCTACATTAAAAGTATAGCTACTTGCATAGAAATCTAAAGATGCATAACCTAAATTACCAGATTGTCTATTAAAACTTTGAATATAATTAGGTGCAATTTCTATATTTTGATTATTATTAGTGCCATTTGCTACAACAAATTTATTTTGTGGCGAAATCGTTCCTATTCCTACATTACCTGAACTAAGTAATGTCACTCTATCATTTGTTCCTAAATTACCCGAAGCAGCAATTTTAAATTTACTACTATCATCGTGGTCAATACCTATAACATAACTTTGACCAGATACATTAAAAGTTAAAGAAGCATCTCCACTACTTCCATTTTGAATTAATACTTGAGGTGTATCATCAGTTGTACTTGTATAAATATGTAATTTTTTTTCAGGATCATTTGCATTACCTATCATTACATTTCCATTATCGTCCCAAAGTTGCACGATATTTCCAGCGTTATTTAATAATCTTAAATTATCACCACCGCTTCCCCAGTTTTGTAAAGTCCAAGTTTTAGCATCATTTTTAAGTTTCAATCCAACTTCTGAATTAGCTGAACTATCAGATACTCTTATATTAGTATTGCCATCATCGTCAGAAATATCTAAAATTTCGGTCGGATTATTATTGTTTATTCCAATATTACCGGTGTTTTGTACTCTTATTCTTTCAGTATCATTAGTTTTTATGCTTAATGGATGTAATGTACTTGTTCCAAAAGACATAGTAGTATTTGAATCGTGATAACTCCAATCGGATTTAACTGCACCACCACTTCTTTGTGCTTCAAATATTTTAACAGAATTTCCGGCAGTATATGTTCCTATACCTGTAATTGTACCTGTTATATTTTCACCACTTAATATTCTTATTGCCATAATTATTTATTTAACAGTATTGAGGATATCCCGAATCAACAACTCCTTGGTTAGTAGATATTAAAATATATAATCTATTACCCACTCCTGTTGCTGCGTTTATATTATAATACCCTGCCGCTAATACATTAGTTCCAGCGCTATCACTATAACAAGTGTCACCTGCTGTAGGTGTTGAACCAGAACCGTTGTGATAATATGTTTGTGTACAACACGGATTAAACCCGCTAAAACTACACGCTTGATTAAAAACACCCATTGTTGACGAACTATATGACGTTAAAGATACAAAACTTCGTCCGTAAAATTCAGAGAACGCATGTGGTGCACTCTGATTTACTGGCGGGCTAGCTGTTGCGTATATCTTAACCAATGATCCCGCCTGAGGTGTGGATGCTCCGGCTAATTTAGTATTAGCTGTGTTACCTGCCCTAGACGCTTCTACATTTATCATGTTTGCCGATATGGTTCCTGAACTTGGTAATGCCATTATTTTATTTTTTTATCATACATATCGCTATATACCTATCATTTACTGTTGAGTTTTTATAACCATGTTTAAAATCCCAATTATTTAAATACATAATTCCCTCCGAAATAGTGGTCGGCGCTTGTTTTAATTTTACATCTTGAACATCGTAAAACTCTGTAGATGTTCCACTGTCTATTAAATTTATAATAATAACACCTAATATATCTTCATTATCAAAATGAGGTATTAATTCAAAGTTAGGTAAGTTTTTTTGTATTTCAACATAAAGCACATACGGTTGAGATATTTTTTGATCTATTACTTTTTTATCGAAACATGCTTTTATTTCTTTTATAGCATCTTTATTAGTACAATAAAATCTACCTGTATCTTTTTCTTCGTAACTCAAATTTTCATAATCTAAAGCAGGCAATGGGTTTATTGAAGCTTCCCATAAATCTAAACCGTCTATATACTGTGTATTACTTATAACTAAACTCATATTATTTGTTTTCTAATTCTTTTACTCTTGCTTCTAGCTCTTGAATTGATTTTATCAATACAGGTACTAATTTACTATAATCTACAGCTTGTAATTTTTCTTCATCTTTATCTCCTACAACCGCTTGCGGAATTACTTCTTGTAATTCATGAGCAACAACACCATACATTCTATTATCGCTTTCTTTCCATTTAAAATCATAGACTTGTATTTGTTCTAACAAACTCATACCATCAAAAGATTTTAAATCTTCTTTTGACCTATAGTCAGATGTATTGGCATAAAATATATCACTACCATTTGTTGTTATATAACCAACTTGAGTTGTACTGTAATAAAAATCAAAAAACGAAGGAGAGGTATTGTCTACTCTATATCTTGCACAACCAGACGCTCCATCTGTACCTGTATAATAATTATAGATATTATAAGAGCTAGTACCGTTTACTATGTTAAGCCAACCAGTGGTTGTTCCCAAACCAGTACTAGTGTTAGTTTGTTGTATGGTAATCCTACCTTGATTAGTAATTCTCAAAGGTCTTCTACTATTACTAATATCATTTAGATATATTGCACCAATCTCTCTTCCTGTTACTGGAATACCATCAGTAGATTTAACATTAAATGCATAAGCTCCTGAATATAATCCACTACCGTTATCCATGTAACCTATTGTAAACCGAGCATTGTTATGTAACCAATAACTAGGTGTAGCATTCGCATTAAAAAGACCATCGGCTGTATAAGCTGTATTAATACCCGATTCTATATATACTCTTGTAGCGCCACCTGCTTTTAATTCCATAAAATCACCAAAGTGAGTGTACTGAACTTGTCCTCTGTTCTTAGCATCCGAATCACCAAAGTACAATGAGGATGTTGCACTATTAATATTAGACACTATTGCTATTTTTGGATTAGCTGTACCGCCAATTTCTAAATTGTAACTAGGCGAACTTGTTCCTATTCCTACGTTTCCTCCATTTACAATATAAACACGCCCTGATCCAGAATTAGTTCCTAAAACTAAAGAACCTGTACTCGCTGATGATATACCTAAATCAGCATCTGCTAAGCCGTTTATTGCCCAATCACCTGTTCCTATATAACCTCTTGTTGTTGTATTTTCTACAAATCTTATAGCTGGATGATCACCAACTCTTTTTATTTGTATAACACCATTTACTTCAAGTTTTTCCCCAGGAGATGTAGCCCCAATTCCTATATTACCGCTGTCTGCAATCCATAATCTATAAGCAGTTCCATCATATATTCCTAAATTACCAGTGTCTATACTTATAAATTGATACTCATTACCATTTGTTGCTGTAGAATTTAATATAAGTTTACCTTCATTTGCATTACTTCTTATTGTTCCTGTTACATCTAATTTATGACTAGGCGAAGTAGTTCCAATTCCTACTCTTAAGTTGGGATCTAGAGTCATAAGCACTTGTTCGCTACCTCCAGTTGGATTCCCAGCGCCTCTATAAAAATAAAATTTGTTATCAGCATCTGTTGCTCTAGAACTTAACGCCCAATAAACACCTTGCCAACTTGTTTCATTTGCAGCAGCAGTATGACCAAATAATATATCAGCAGGATAACTGTTACTAGTAGAATCTAATCTAATATCAGCCCTTCCAGAAAGCGCCCAATTTCTACCTGCTCTAACACCGAACACATCTAGTGGCGCAGTCGGGCTAGTAGTTTGAATACCTACATAACCACCTGTTGTTATTTGAAGTTTAGTTTGTGCAGCGTAAGAAGATTGAGAACCGTCAGCCGCATATCCAATATTAAAACCACTTTGGTTATAACCACTACCAACAAACCATTCTCTATCAGTACTGCCACCGCTTGTAGTAACGTTATCTTTTATTTTTATTCCAACACCACGCCCATCGTAACCATGCAGGTTTATTCTAGATGTCATAGCTGGGGAGCCACCATTGTCAGGCGCAGTTACATTAAGAATTGTGTCAAAAGAACCATTGCCTTCAAAAGTTGCATTGCCAATACTATCGATTATAAATGTTCGTTCTGTTGTTCCGGCACTATCGTCATACCATTTGAACTCTAAACTATCATTGCTTGTGCCTCTAATTATATAAATATCGTTTGGATCTGAGAAGCTATTACTATCAGTAAAACCTAATGTTGGTGAGGTGTTGTTAATGTAAATATCAGCACCAGTTGTACCACCAGTTACAGTAATACCTCCACTAAAATTTCCACTACCTATATTTACTAAATTCCTACTAGAATCCATCACATAAGTGCCATTTAACTGATATGCTGAAGCGTTTACTAATGAAAAATGTCCTGTGCCTGATGATCCGGTTATATTTCCTGTAACTGTTAAATTTCCGCCTGCAACAACATTCCCTGTAAAATCTGCTGTGGTTCCTGTTATAGCGCCAGTTGAGCCATCAATTATTTGTGTAAATGAATTAACAACTCCGTATGCTAAACCAGCTGCTAAAATATATTGACCACTTTGTAAAGTACCAGCTAATGTGCTAGATCCAGAAACTCTAAGATAAGTAGCTCCAGAAACTCCAGTAATCATTTCGTGATCACCAAACCCCATTATACGAGCAGTGGTGTTAGAACCATTACCCACATATAGTATACCTGATGATACTCTTAAATTTCCACCGGATGTTATAGCGCCAGTTGTGCTTAGTGTGCTGTCTATAGTCTGGTTGCTTAATGTTCTAATTGCCATAAAGAGTAGAATTTACACAAAGATAATCAATTTAGATTACCTATTATTATTACTCTTCAGTAGGTGGTGGTGTTGGTGGGACGGGTTCTGGTGGTGGTGGAGCCCAAGGCATTTGTGCTTCTTCATTTTTTGGTGTTATTTGATTGTTTATTTCTTTAGCAACAACCACTTGTGGGTGATCCCAACTAGGATATGTAGCTACAACCCATTGTATAACCTCGTCTTCTGTTAAGTCTTGTAAAGGAACAAAACTTGAAGGATCAGGTGCGCCCACAGGAATTGATCCTTTAAACGTTCCTGAATATCCTGAATCTGAATCAGTGCCAATGTAATCAAATTTAACTACAGTGACTACATCAGTTAAACTATCTAATGACGGAGCCATTAGCATACTTGTTATTTTATAAGAGTAAGTTACATTCATAGTTGCAAAGGTATTAAATTTTTTCTAGCCTTTCTATTCTTGATTTTAAATCGTCTATGATAAATTGTTGTTCTTTAACCGACTCAATAAGCAAAGCAGTGAGTTTCTGATAATCAACAGCTTTATAACCGTTTGATCTAGTTTGTACAATCTCTGGTAGTATTTCTTCTACCTCTTGAGCCACTACACCTATATCTTTTTTACCTGTTTCTTTGTGTGATATTTCATTCCACTCAAAAGTATAGCCACCTATTTTACTTAACTTATCTAAAGCGTTTGTAATTGGAGTAACATTGTTTTTAAACCTAATGTCTGAACTAGCGTAAGCTACAACATCACCTGCTACATTTACTGATGTTCCTGTAGTGCTTGGATCTAAATAAAATGCAGTATTATTGTAGTCATAAAATATAGGAGCACGCAAACTTGTTGTACTTTGCAAGTAAACCCCTATTGTTTGATCGACTTCATTTGTTACATAATTATAAGGCCCTCTAAATGTACCACCTTCTAATCTAGAGTATTTTGGAGGCCCCCAAAACGGCCTAATATCTACAGTGTTATAATAAGTAGCACCATTACCATGGTTACCAATCCAATAATTTGCCCACCCTGAATATCCGGCAAAAGATCCAGAAGTTTGATAAAACGTACCAGAATCAGAACCATACCCATGCTCAAATAACTGAGTGGCTTTTCCATTCATTGTTCCTGATCCGCTCTGAACAGTTAAACTACCCGCTAACGTTAATGTATTGAAATTAGATGTTGATGCAAAATCACCATAATAAGCCGTATCGTTTGAATCGTAGAATATAGGTGCTCTTAAACTTGAACCAGCTTGTAAACTATTATTTACAAATACATTTTGTGCTCCTAAACCATCACTACCATTATTAACTGACATCACTTGAGTTGCCATGGTGTAATCGTCATAAAATCGCATACCATTATACGATTGGTTTGCGCCAAACTTTATACCCGTGTGCATAGCAATACGAAGATCTGGATAAGGAAATGTCCATGCTCCGCTTTCTTGGTATATAGCATAAGCAGCGTTTCCGCTGGTATTTCCTAAACTGTTGGTAGGAAAACTTATTTTCCCTTTTAAAGCAATGTCAACCACATTACTTGTAGCGTTAGGATTTACATAATAGTTTGTATCGTTTGAGTCGTAGAATATAGGGGCTCTCATGTCCCCTGTTGCCTCAGCAGTGCCCTGCGTCATAGTTCCACTGCTTGTTGTTTCTAATTTTAAATTACCATCATAATAAAGTTTCGCAGTACCGTTTCTAATACACTCAATATACCACTCATCGTCTGTGTCATTAAACAAGCCCATTGTAGCTCCATCAGCCGAAGACATCAAGGTGTTATGAGTACCGCCAGAACCACCAAACGTAATACCATTCCAACTATTCCTGCTTCCAGTTATTTTCCATGAACCATATGTAGAATCGTTATTAGGATAAAAATGAGCTCCGTTTGTTCCGGTGTATAAACCATGTACTCCTTCTAAGTATACCCACGAGTTTATACTTGCATAATTAGAGCCTCCGTTTTGTAATCTCCATCCATTATTTAAGGTTAAACTACCTATGCCTGTAATATTATTATTACTCATTGCAATAGAACCTGTCATAGTACCACCTGATAATGGTAAATATCCAGTTCCTATTACGTCTTGAGCTAAAGGAAAATTATTTGTTAAAGTATTGTTAATTGTTTTACCGCTTAAAGAATCAAACGTTATATCCCACCCTTCTTTGTACTCGTTTATATTTGTAGCATAGCCTCCAAAGAAATCTCTTACTATCACTTGAGTATAACTCCAACTGTCAGTTGACTCTCCTATCCACATACAATGAGTAGAACCGTTATCACCAAACCTAACTGTATAATTTTGATTAGAGTTTTTTGCATAAACTTGAGCAAAAACATTTATCCATGTATTACTACCTATCCCTTGATATATGTATCCTCCTGCTTTTATTGAGAACGATCTGTTTGTACTATACTGATAAACATCTACAGTAAAAAACACCATGTCGTTTTTTTGAGAACCTCCAGTTGGAAATCTAATTTCTATAGCTCCGGTTTGCTGACTAGATGCTGTAAAAAAATCAGCTCCTTTGGGCTTTACAATATACCCACCAATTGAAGATGGTTGTTGATACATTGCGCCATCGACTTCAAGATTTTTAAGTATATTAATGTCATCACTACCAACACCAACGTTCATTATAAGGCTTGCGCCTGATATATCTGGAGACTGATTATAAAATCTTGTACCACCATAAGCTTTATCTGCACCTATTTTAATACCAGTGTGCCACGCTAAAGTTAATTTAGAATAATTACCGCTTGAATTCCAATTTTCTAGTTTTGGATATATAATGTAATAAGGATTACTATCATTTCTTTGCCCCCAAGTTATTCCTGTTGAACCGCCTTGGTCAGATGTAGAAGGATCTGCGGTTGGGCTTGATGTTCTTAAATTTAAAGATGTGGGCGTTCCGGTTGTTTGACCAGCTGAAAATAATAAACCGCCACTTTGATTTGCATATGAATTTGAGTTTAAAGTATTAGTTATTGTTAAGCTAGCTGTACCTCCATCAAGCTGTTTTACAGTTATTGTGTTTGCTCCAGTAGCCTGTATACCTGTTAAGTTTCCATAACTAGAATTATAAGATCCAAAAAACCCGTTTGCACCTTCGTAAGCTAAATAAGCCCCATCTACTAAAACAGAACCTTGTCCGTTTTTAGAAACAACTACAAATTCTGATCCCCCCGTCATTGCTAAACCAGTCTCACGAGTATAACCGTTACTGCCTAAATCTCCATACCATGAACCTGTCGAAAGGCCCATTCCAAATATATTATATCCTTGTACACTTAATCCGCCCGTTATAACATAATTTCCTGTGTAAGTTCCAGACATTGATAATGTACCGGTAGTAGTAATAGTACCACCAGTCAATCCGTTCCCAGTAGCTACCGAGGTTACTGTCCCTCCAGATCCGGTATGTGCATCTACATAAGCTTTGTTTGCAGCGTCAGTGCTTGCACTAACAGTGTCCACACCTTGTATTCTACCTGTGCCACCTAAAACTATATCACCACCAGTAACTGTTAAGTCAGCATCAATTGTTAAGTCATCAGCAATTCTTACAGGAGCATTTGAGCCATCATTCATAATAGCTCCTCTAAATACAGCTGTATTTTGTACATACATTGACACTCCAGAGCTAGCTGCATAAAAATAATTTGAATTTACTACAACCTCACCTGTGTTTTGTACTCTAAAAGCTGAAGAACCGTCACTACCTCTAATTACAGAAAGAGCATTACCCCCAGTACCAGAAGTACCACTAATAGCAAAGTCGCCTGAATAACTTCCAGACATTGTTAATGTTCCGGTTGAAGTAATTGTTCCGCCAGTTAATCCATTCCCTGTAGCAACTGATGTTACCCCGCTTACAGTTGAAGCAGGAGCATAGTAGCCGTCTGTTACATTTGTTCTAAATTGTGCGGGAGTTACATACCTTAGGTATTCATCGTTACTTGCGGTAATTCTTGTGATTGATCCTGTATGGTTACCAGACGTTGAGTTTATCCACCCAAAATCTACATATCCATTACCTTGTGTTCTTACTATTTTATTAGCCTGATTATTTCTACCGGTAGCTATAGGTAAACTGTTAAATGTAGCGGCTTGTACATTTCCAGAAACGGTTAAGTTTCCGTCTATAGTTTGTCCACTAAGAAATCTAATCGCCATGTAAGTAAATTAAAAAATTAACTTACAGTTATCAAGACTCTAGCGGCATTAGAAGCAAGGGCTGTTGTTGTAGATAATGTTACTACCGTTGTACTTGTTCTCACTACGTCACAAATAACTGTATCATAAGTTGTATTGTCGTAAACCTGTACAATTACATCTCTTGTACCTAATCCATGAGTTACAGCATAAGAAGTGGCTGAACCATCTCCAATGTTTGCTGCAAAATTTAAATTAGTTCCAACACATGATTGAACTGTAGTACAGAAATCTGTTACTTGAGAAGCTGTAATTGCAATATCTTGATCTGCAATACCTGTTATTATTCCTTTTCCATCAGCAGTTACACTTAATGATTTTGCAGCTCCTCCATAAGAACCTGCAACACCAGTTTGTGCGTCTAGAGATATAGCACCACTAGAATTTACTGTTATTCCTCCTGTTGTAGGAACACTAACAATACCTGTAGTTGTTGCTGTTGCTAAACCTATATTATTCTGAACCGTAATCCAGTCAGTTAAAGCACCTGTACCTGATGCGGTTGCTGTTTGACAAATTAAAGAATCTCCAACTTCAACACTTTCACCATAAAAAGTACCTGAAACTGTAACAACATAGGTATCACCGACAGCACACGCAATCTGTGTACCCCTGCTGTCTAAGAAGTCAGTTGTTCCATCTACCTTACCAGTGTTACCATCAAAACCTCCCTTAAATTCTAATAATCCTGTTACAGCCGCATCTACATATGCTTTAGTAGCAGCATCTTGCGCAGCAGTTGGATTAGTTACGTTTATAAGTTTGTTTGAGTTAATATCAAAGTCTGCGTTTGGTGCACCTAAAAGATTAACAGCAATCTCATTACCTGCTTTTCTTTTTTGATCAGTTCCGTCTAATACAATAAACTCATCTGTTGCAACCCAAGATTGAGTCATGTCAGGTAAGTCTTGTAATTGAAGATTATATGTTACAGTATCTGTTGCGCTAATTACCGCATCCAATCCCGTGTTGTGTGCAAATGTAATTGTATTTCCGTTTGCAACTGTTTCAGTGTTCGTTCCGTCAGATATATCAAAACCTGTTATTGGCTCTGTGCTTGCAGTTACCGCAGTTATTTGTCCTTTCTTGTTGTATGAAATACTTGCTGGATATGCAACGCTTCCCGCTGCTGCACCAGGTGCATTATCATCCATTGTAATAGTAAGTGTTCTAGTAGCTCCTGCTGTTGTAGAAACAAATCCAGTTTCACCAGCTATTGTTGCCGATTGACCATCTCCAATTGTTTGATCAGATCCTGAATCTCCTTTTAAAATCCAGGTTACCATTCCTGAACTTACTGTTTGCCAACCTCCTGAAGTGTGATATTTTAATACGTCATTCGTAGTATCAAAAAACATTTGACCTACTCCCGATACAGAAGGATCACTAGCTTGATTATCTACCTTAAAGGTTTTAAGCTGGTTATTGTTAAGTGCTATACTTGATAAATACGATATTGCCATAATTTTTTATTTATTAATTAAATGACGCTTTCCCGGTAAAAGGTAGCGAAAATGTTAATGTAGCTGTGTTTAAATTATTAAACACTACCTGTGTTTCTACTTCTGCATTATTTTGATCAAATATTGTAACTGACGGATATTTGTTTAAATTATGACTAACAGTATAAACGTTTGTACTTCCATCCAATGTGTACAAAAAATTTGCATCATTTGCTCCTGCGTACGTTAGCAAAGATATGAAATAATCTTTGCTTGCAATTAAGCCATTGTTACCGCCCTTATAAGTTAATGTAATGTCATAAAACCCAGGGTTGGTAGCGTTAGGAGTTGAACCAACCCAAGCAAATACCGCCCATCTTGAAACGTCATCACATTGTGTAATTAACACTTCTGATCCCCCTAATGGATTAGAATAAAAAGAAGATATATTTACACCTAGATTAGTTAATTCAAATTGACTTAAAGTAAATCCTGTAATTGTATTATATGCAACAGTAGATGCTCCTGTAGCCCCATCAGCTCCGTAAAAAGATCCATCTGTATATGGAATAGTGTTAACATACTTAAATCTTAATGCTTGTTGCTGAGTTGCAACCCTATTCATGTATTCCGCTACAGAATCAATTGTAAAGTTTTTAGTAGCATAATTACTATCGGCATCTGAACCAATCCAATAATCTGATCCAACTAAATGTGTGTCTAAAGGATATGTACTTATTCTTGCCATAATTATAGTTTATTGATTACAAAGATAAACAAAAGAAATTATTGTTTTTTTACTTTTTCAATCGACCTTCCTCCGAAATAAGCTCCAATTACGGTAATTAAAGTGAGCTGCAAAAGATCCGTCCATTTTTCTTCAACATCAAAAGCAATAAACCCGCTGTCAATAAAAACCATTACAACAGTAGATACTACTAAAAAAATTAAAACCAAAGGGCGCACTGATTTAGTCAGCCAGTTTCCATGTTGTAAATCTGCCTTCCATCTTTCTGTTACATTTTTTTGCATGTCAGCTTCAGCCTCAATAAACACTTTGTCCATCTCTTGTTTTAACTGAGCTCTTTCTTCTTTTGAAAAAGTATGTTTATCTATAATACCTGATATTTTGCCAGCAATGTCTGCGCCAGCTCCTCCGAATAATTTTGCTAATATTTTTCCCATAACTTATTGTTTCATTTTAATTTTTTCACTATTTACATCTAACCTTGAGATGTCTTTAGATTCGTAATTAGATTTTGAACCAGTATTGTTATTAGAGTTGTTCGAATCATTATTTGGTTTATATATTTTACCGCCTGAATATACATTGGTGTTGTATCTCCAACCGTTGTAATAATAAGAATCATACCTATTACCATAGTAAGGATAAATGTTTTGATAAATTGTTGGTCGTATTTTATCTATAGGTATGAGTAAAGTATCTCCTTCTGTAGTTACTGCAAGTACATGTTTTATTTTAGGTTTAGGTGTATAGCTTCCACAACCTATTGTTAAAAGAATAATAATACATATTAGTTTTTTCATTTATTTGTAATATCTATATACACAGTCTTACCTTTATCTCTAACAGCTTTTAATACTCTGTTTCTGTTTTTTTCTTTATCTACATAACTTACATGAACCCAGTCTGGGTTTTCTTCATTTCCAAATTCATAGATGAGCTGATCAAAATCTAAGTTATCTCTTATATAATCAAACATCTCTTTGTTTGTTTTATGTCCGTAGATATCATCCAGATCCATTGCGTTTCCCTGGCAATGCTGTGAGCGGCCGCTGCCCCCAATCGCTTTATTGAGAGCTTCTGATCTATACATGCTGTTGATTTTTATAGGGCCACCGACATATTCTCTTAGTGGTTCAAAAATCTTTTCAGCAAGTTGTTTCATGTTAGCTAATGCATTTCCGTTAGGGGTATTAGCCAATCCAAGTCTTAAAGCAGTTATTGATTTTGTTGCTTCCTTTTCAGATATATGTTTACTAATCATAAGTAGTTTATTTTAATTTCTTCCACTTATGAATCGTATATCCAATGGACAATACTAGCAATATAATTTTTAAGGTTATTTCTATTTGTGTAAGCGACAATGCAAATGCCGTAGTATTAATTGTGTATAGTTTCCAGTCTTCCATTATTAACGATTTCATAAGTTACTTCTAAGTTTAATAGCGCTGAATTTGTCTGAACATATTCAGGGCACGGTACTGTTTTGTCTACCATATTGCCAAGCAGTTATTTCTAACAGCTGCATCGGTTCCAGTAGAAAAAATCTGCAAACATTGTACAGGTAAATATTCTCCTACTTTAAAGTTTGAAAACGTCACATCGTTTCCAGACACTGTTTTTACTTTAATATCTACATACGACTTTGCTAAGTCCATTGTTCCTTCGCTGCTTCCAACATATATCAAACATCCTTCAGATGAATTAATTCTTTGCGATCCATGTGGGCCGCCTAAGAATATAATATAATCTTCTCCTGAAGCAAATATATTAACGCTTACAGATAGTGTTGTGCTACTATCGACAGCAGTTACAAACGCTGATGTTTTATCAGTTGTGTTATAAACAATATCATTTACCTGAACATTACTAAAATCAGCACCTGCGTCAACAAGTTTATCAGCCGTAGTAGCTGATGCTGATCCTGATAGTTGTGGTAAATCTGGTGAAGGAATAGGAAGCGTATCGCTTGCTATTGGGTTTAATACTAGACCGGTATTAACGGTAATTTTAGGGTACGCCATGTTATTAATTTAGAGGGTTAAAAATTCTCTTTACTTTTACTACTTTTTGTCGTACGGGAAAACTCTGTTTAAAGTGTCTCTTCTTTGTTGACACCCACAAGGTTTTCCAGTAACCTCAGAGACTTTTTCAACCACAGCTTTTATTCCAGTTGCTTTTGTGATTTTTTCAATAGTGTCTCCAAGACCTTTAGATTTGCTCATTGTTTTTGATTTATTTGATTTAATATGAATTTAAGTGTGATCCATCACAGTTTCCGTTAGGATCTCCTGTGTTACCACATTGACAAGGTTTAATGTTATTCTTCATCTTTTTCTTCTTTTATTTCTTCAAGACTAGCCAGATACTTAGCTCTTTCAGCTATTCTTTCTTCTATTTCACTTTGTCTAGACCTATACACTACATCTTGTACTGTATCAGGTTTTTTTATTACTTTCCTAGTTTTCTTTTTAGGCATTTGAGTTGATTTATTTTTTTGCTTTTCCTTTAACTTTTCTAAGTTTAGGATTTTTTCTTTTTGCTTTGGCACTAGCTTTTCTACTAGCTGATGCTAATATTGCAGATGCAGCTTTTTTACTGTATCCACCTTTTTTTGCGATCTTTGCCGCTACTTTTTTAAAACTCATTTTAGATGGTCGTGTTTTTTCCAGCTTGAAGAGTGTCTGTATGACATTCCTGAGTCTCCCCCATAAGCGTGTCCAAACTTTTTCTTTGACATAGCTTTAGATTCGTCTCTACGATCTTTAAAAGATTGAGACTTCTTTCCGTGCTTTGCACCTAAAGATTCATCTAGTCTTGAGTTATATCCTTGTTTTTTCATAATAGTAATTATTTATAACAAATATAATAATATTTTTTTATCTATCTTCTAGACTTAGCCCCTACACATTTCCAGCGTTTTCTGGATAAATTATTAGGACTATTTGGATTGTTTCTTTTCTTTCTAGATAAACGTCTTTTTATACCTAAACTCCTTGCACAATAACTGTCTCCTTTTGAAGTGCCAGGTCTTACTCTAGGGCCTCCGCCTTTAGCTTTACCAGCTTGTCCATAACTTACTTTTTTTCCTGAGGCTGTTATTTTTACTTTAGCCTTTCCTTTTCTAGGTGTTGCCATTTATTACTTTTTATGAGTTTCTTACTTTTGCTGCTGATGTATTAGAAACAAATTGTTTTCCTTTTGAACCAGCTCTTTTCTTTTTTCTAGCGGTTGCCGCTAATTGTCTTTTAGATAAGCTACGAGCTTTTGCCAATGGCAAACATCTGTCTGGATTCTTTTTGTTTTTACTTGTTCCGCAAGCACCTTTAATCTTACCGTCTGTACCAACACGAACCCATTTTTGTTTTCTCCACTTAGCTAATTCACCCATTTAACGCATTTTTTTTATATCTTTTTTAGATATAATTTTTTCTTCTTCAACTGGTGGAGGTGCAGGTGTTGTTTTAGTTGTTTTCTTTACAACCTTTTTCTTTTTCTTTTTAAAAAGATAAACTACTACTCCGCCAATAACTATTAATACTATAATTTCCATATTACTTTTTCTTTTTCTTTTTCATTTTTGCACCAGCGATTCTGTCAGCTTTTGTTATTCCAGGATTTTTGTCTATACCTGCTTTAACGCTTAGCATACCAAATTTATCAATGTCTTTGTTTTTAAAACCAATTTTGTTATAATCTTTCTTTTTCATAATTATTTTTTTCCGTAGTTAGGATCTTTACAATATTTACTTGCCGCCATATTAGCGTAAGCAGATGGGTATTTATCAAATGTTCTTTTTGCCCAGGCTATTCCTGCTGAACATATTTTGTTTCCCTTTTTTTTAGTTCTTCCTTTTGCCATATTAATTAATTTGAAGTTGCTCTTCGGCGACTTGATTCTAACATTATTACATTTATTCTGTTCTGTATTTCTTCTAAAGGTACTTCAATTTTAAAACTTAGTCCAGCTTTCCATTGTCCTCTAGGTTTGCCGTTTTTATCTAATAATAAGATAATAGGAACCGATGTAATTTGAGCTCGTAATGAAGGAGCTTGATCTTCTAAAAGTGCATATTTAATTTTACAATTTTTAATTCCTCTTAGATTGTAATTATTATTTTGATTCCATTTTGCATTAACATGCATCAAGGTTAAATCTTGTGCGCTGATAAAAAATACAGATAACAGAAAAAAAATTGATATTATTTTTTTCATCTTTTAAATACTTTATTTTCTAAATCTCTTATTGCGTCTTTGTTTTCTTCAATATCATCTTTCAACTCTTTTGTAGCATTGTCAATTTGAATAACATTATTTCTAATTAATTCGTCTTTAAGCTGAAATTCCATCTTCTGAACAAATTCATCTCCGCTAAAATTATCAATCTTGTTATGCAAGTCTTGCATATCTTCTTGTAGGGAGAACCACATACCGGCTAATGATATAGTTCCAGCTACAATCATTCCGATAGTTTTTAAATCTAGTTGTACGTTTGTGTCTTCTGATATTTTAGTTGCCATGTTTTTATCTTTTACGTCCTTGTCCTCTATACTTCGCTTTATATCCGCTTTGACCTTTAGATGCATTCTTAGAGTGTACTCCAGGTCTTTTTTTAGAATGTGAAATATACTTTGAGGTAATTATTTTAGCCATTAATATTTTTTTGACTTAACTTTTTTACCTGTTTTTTTAGCATAGCTTTTAGCTGCTGCTTTTCCTTTTTTAGTGTAACTAAATTTTTTGTTTCCTACTTTAGGCATAATTTATTATTTTTAACAAATATACAAATTTCTTAAAATGAAATCTAAAGGTGTTTACCAGAGAAAACCTACTACTAGAATCAAGCCAACTCACGATTATTTAAAATATTGGAGAGTGATAAGATATTGGGTTAAGGCTAAATATGGGCTATCAACTCCAGATCTTGAAATGTTGTTGTTTCTTTACAGCGAACAAATGTTTAACAAAACACAATTTACTAAATATGAAGAGTTGATGAGCTGGGATGTTAAACGTTTTGGTAGATTATTGAAAGATGATTGGATACATGTCTGGCGTAAAAGAAAAGGAAATGAAACAACGCTATATGAGTTAACATACAAAGCTAAACGTATAGTGACTATGATTTATAAAAAATTAAATGGTGAGGAGATTGCAGAAACTGCACACGCTAATCCGTTATTCCGCCATGATGCTTCTTACATGGATAAGGTGTACCGTCAAAGTATTGTCGATATGAACGATTTTATAAAACAACAACGACATCTCTCTCAAGAATAATAGTATAGGGAATATCGTGAATTAACATACTATGCCCAGCGTTTTTGTCGTAGTAAATTAAATCACCTTCACTAATTACAGTAACATCGCTACCAGTTTTTACTACTTCACCTTTACGATATCTAAATTCATCTACGTCTGACGCTGATAATAACAGACCTGACTCAGTCTTATGTTCTTCTTCTATTTTGTTTATGATAATATATTTTCCGATTGGCTTCATTAGTATTGTTGTAGTTTAGGTACTCGATTATACGTTATGTTTGGCTTTTGACGTTGTTCTAAATTCCATTTAGTTATGAAATGTCCTTCCAAATCAATTATTGTGTAGCCTTGTGAGGCTAATATCTTAATAGCTTTTATTTGTTCCTGGACTTTGTCCGGAATATTGTTGGAATCAAACAGCTCTGGCATGTGTTACTATAGCATTAGTGGATAATATAGTAGTTGCAACAGATACTGCATTTTTCAGCGCATTCTTTGTAACTTTCAGTGGATCTATTACGCCCATCTTGTACATATCGCCTATCACCTCGTTCTTTACATCGTATCCTACGTTAGTATCGTTTAAGTTTATAAGCTTTATTATTTGTTCTGGATCTTTACCAGAGTTTATTATAATTTGTTTAAGTGGAACCTGGATTGCATCTAGTAATATCTCCAATGCTACTTCTTGGTTGGCTGTTTTAGTCTCTTTGTTGAATTTATCAGTAGCCATAAATAGAGCTAGTCCCCCTCCGCTGACTATGCCTTCTTGTAAGGCACTGCGCACAGCGCATACCGAGTCATCGACTCGGTCAAATTTTTCTTTTTGTTCAACATCACTGTTAGCACCAACGTAAATACACCCAATTGCACCAGCTAAACTTGCAATACGTTCGTTGATGAAGTCTTTGTCTGCTTTGAATGCTGTATTCTCTTGCTGTTCCTTCAGTTCATTGATACGATCCTTAGTAGCTTGGTTGATCTCAGTCTCATTTTTAATTAATACACTAGAATTCTTACCGACTATGATCTTATCTACATGGCCTAAATCTTCTAATCCTATCAAACTGATGTCATCACCTGTCTTTTCAGAAAAATACTTAGCGTTTACTGCAAATGCTATGTCCTGCATCAGCTCATGACTCTTGTATCCGAACTGTGGTGGTGTAATATTACACAGCTTCAAGTTATTTCTCACAACATTTGCTGCAAGTGTGTTGATTACATTGGTTGCACAAGGTGCAATGATCAATAGTTTCTTGTTTTGCTGGATAATTGGTTTAAGTACATTCTCAATTTGCAAGATATTGTTAATCTCTTGATCACATACTAGCACCATAACGTCTTCAAGTATACACTCGTCCTTACGTTGGTTGTTTAAAAATAGATTTGATGTGTATCCACGATCAACTTTGATCCCGTTAGTCACCTCAGCATAGGTTTCGTGGTTCATACTCTTCTCAACTGTAACAATTCCGTTAACCCCAACCTTGTTGTACGCTTCAGCTATAATGGATCCGATCTCTTTGTCGTTGTTTGCTGAGATTGTAGCAACGTCAAGTAGCCTGGACTTAGTAATCTTCTTAGATCCCTTTTCTAAAATGGCAGCTAACTGCTCACTGTACTTGTTAATGTGTTTAATAACCTCAGTGACGTTATGCTCTTTCTTTAAATGCTTCTGACCTGCATTAACAATAGCTTCTGTTAGCACAATAGCTGTAGTTGTACCATCACCCGCAGACTGAGCGGTACGGCTTGCCGCATCTTTCATCATTTGGATAGCTAAGTTTTCAATAGGATCGTCTAAGAAAACTGAATTAGCTACAGTCACTCCATCTTTAGTTACTGTAATGCCGGCGAGATGATCAGGAGACTCAATCAATACTGTACGGCCTCTAGGGCCTAAGGTGCTTTTAACTGCTTTTGAAATTTTAGTTATTCCGGAAATAAGTTTTGAGCGACCTTCGTTATCAAACGTTAAGTCTTTTGGGATATATGATTGTTTCATTAAATTGAATTTGATTTAAAACAAATATAGTAATTATTTGCATAAATATATAGCATAAGTTTTTACGTCGCATTGTCGTATTGCTAAGTGCATATTGGAATATATATTTTTTTTTATTTTTTTTATTTTTTACTATAGTATAATAGTACTTTAAATCGACGAAAACGACGTTTTAATATATTATAGTAGTTATTTAATTGATTATCAATACTTTAACTTACGTCGACTTTTACGTCGACTTTTTTTTAATACGACAACTCTCGACGTTTTAGTAGTCAATTTAGGGTTGCCTAAAAAAATATACTATGCATGCATAATAAATTGTAAAATATTGTATTTTAAAATCGTCGTAAAAAAAAGAGCTCAATTAAGAGCCCTTTTCCAATCAACAATCAAAATAGAACGAATCTATGCGGTTAGTATTTTAGTTGCTTTAGTATACCCTTGCGACCTTCTGCAATTTGTATACCTTCAGCTATCCTATTTATTTTTCTGTCATTGTCTACAGCTCTTTTCATAGAAGCTGCTCTTTGAATTCCAGTCATTCCATCAGGACGATCATTGATTAGTCTACCATCCTTGATGTATAGACCGTCTACGAAATTATCTTTTGCCATAGCTTTTTTATTTACTGTAAATATAGTGAAAATATTTTTGAGATATCAGATACATAGAGGTTGAGGGTTATATATACTTCTGAGCAACACACCCCCCAAAATAAAAACGGATTTTTTTTCGACCCCGTTTAAACATCTTCATTTTTTTGTCTGATTTTTTTAGCTTTTTGGTTTAGGGTACCCGCGCACCCATGCGCACCCCCTACCGCGCCCCGTTTAAACGTTCCCCTTACCCCGTTTTACGCGCCTGTACACCTTCCCCCGTTTACCTTCCCCCGTTCTTTACACGCTCAGAGGTAAAGAGTAAAGCCACCCCGACCCGATCAGATCACAAACAAAACACCCCCAAAGAATTACAGATAAACAACAGGTTAACAGAGAATTAAACATATTGTTAAGCCTGTAACAAGTACCAAACAAAAAAATTTTCCTCTGTTGGAGTGCGTTTAAACATAAATTAATTAAGAATTTGTTTTGAATTTGTCATTAATTAATTACATTTGTATAAATATTTAAAAAAATAACTATGAAAAAATTTACTATTATTTACTTAACATTTACGACATTTTTTATAGTGTTGGCGGTGTTCAAAATGATTTTAAGCATTGCGACAGAAATAGAGACTTTATCGCATGCGCTTTTATTCGCGCTTTTCTTCGCATTTATCTTGCTTAGTACGTTTGTACTTTGTAAGCTAGTTTTTAACCTAATTAACGAAACTTTTAACAAATAATTATGACAAACACACAAACAAACCGCGAAACATGGCTACACCTTGCAAAAGTGGAGCTACAAAAAGACATTTTCACCCCTGCAAAATTAACCATTCCTTCAGATGTTCAAATTTCTGTTGGATTTATGCACGGCGGAAGAGGTAAACAAAAAAGCGTTTTAGGGCAAAATTTCGCCCGTTTCACTAGTGAAGGAAACGTTAACAATATTATCATCAACCCCTCTTTACACGGACGCGCTAACACGCTGGATGTTTTAGAAACTTTGGCTCATGAATTAATTCACGCCATTGACGACAACAAGAGCGGACACGGGAAAGAATTCCGACGCATGGCGCTTTCAATCGGTTTTATGTCACCCATGAGGACGACCCCCGCAAGTGAAGAGTTGAAACAAAACCTAAATAAGATCATTGAGAAAATTGGTGAGTTTCCACACGATAAAATGGACGTATCGAATATTAAAAAACAGGGGACAAGAAATAAAAAAGTTTCTTGCCTGTGTTGTGATTTTAGTTTCAGAACGTCGCAAAAGAATATTGACAAAATGGTTGTATTAGACTGCCCCGCCTGTGAAACTGAAGACGCGCTGACAATAGTATAAAGCGCGTTTAAACGCCCCGACACCCCGCCTAGAAATAGCGCGGGGCTTTGGTGGTAAAGGGTAATAATGCCCGTAAAATTTAAATTTATAAACATGAAAACAATTTTAAACAAACAGCAAAGGGTTGATTTCCTTGAACAAAACTGGAAATTCAAAACTTTATTTTTCAAGTGGACTACATCCAAAGCGCGTGAAACTTACGGCTACAATATTTGTAGCTTAAAAGATTCTCGAAACAATAAACTTGCTTCGACCTGTGGCGGTGGTTATGATATGAAAGGCACCTGTTTAGGGGACTTTATAAACACTTATTTTTATGATGAGATCAGAAAATTAAATTCCGCGGACTTTTACGGCTTGACGCATTACGGCAAAAACTACAGGCGTTTGAGACGCGCTTCTAAATATGGCAAAAGTTATGTTGATGGGGGTTGCGGGTTCTCTTCTATGGAAAAGATTTTAAACAAAATCGGTTTCAAAATATCTTTTATAAAAGAGTCTACAAACGAAATCATTTACACATTAAGCGCAAACTAAATAAATAAAACCATGAGCAACAAAGCGAAATTTTTTCACAACATAGAGAAGGCAAAAAGACAACGTTTAAACGATGTTAAAAAGACAAATCATTTAGAGCTGTCAAAATT